GATCTTAGGGTCTCACCAAAGATAGCAAAGTAAATAATCTCAGCAACGCAAGACTTACCTACACCATTACGACGATCAGGCTTATCTTTATTACAACCAGTAATAACATGTAATCCCTTTTTAAAATTAACTGCTACCGGTTCTTCGCCGATAGATAGAAAGTTCTTTGCTACTACTCTTTTAAAGTTAACGTATTTCATTATGAGCACTTACGATATAAATCGAGAGTATAATCAATTATATCCTTCTTTTCTTCAATATCTAGCAAATTAATAAAGTCTGTTATAGCTTGACTTACATCAATACCAGACATGTCCTCTTTATGCTTACTATCGTCTAAAATTCGATTAAAGTTAATATCATAGTCTACTGTGACACTTTCAGGTTTAAGTAGACTTAGCTTGCTGAGAAGGACATTCATATCCTCTTGACATATATTCTTATCTACTTTTAACTTAACAATATTATTAGCCACTATGTGTTTAACTCTACTAGTAATACTACCTTCCTCAACGAGCTCACTTAGTGTAAGTTTTTCATATAAGGGAGATATTTTATTTTCAATAAAATCATACTCCATTGAATCGAGATCTAAAATATGATAACCTTTACTATTACCTGCATCACCAAAGTCCATTTGAAAGGGATTACCAACATATAAAATAGTACCTGTACTATAGACTTTTTCGTGTCTAGTATGAAAGTGACCTGAGAAAACTAATTTAGATTTAGCTAATAGATCTTTTACTTTAATGCCCTCTTCACATATCTTAGTGCTATTAACTTTAAAGGTCTCAATCTCGAAGTGACCAAATATAACATCACATTTAGATATATCCTCGACGTTTGTATTCCAAGGACAGAATGTAATAGTTTTATCAAACCATTCCACTGATGTAATACTATCGAATATGTTTACATTCTTACGATTTTTAAAAATAGAAAGTGATGTAACATCTGTTCGATGTTTAAAGTACATATCATGATTACCCGGTATAGCGAAAATATTAAACTCTTGAAGTATGTCTAGTATGTTAGCTGATACCTGTAAGGTATTAACAGATATCTCACTTCTATTATGATGCCAATCACCACAGAATATAATATCTTTAATATTACGTTTATTAAGATCTACTTTTAACCAATTAGCCCATTCAATAGCTATATTATGCCAAAATGTGCTATTAGAGTGAACACCAAGGTGCAGATCTGATATTATAGCTATTTTAGCTTTCTTCGCTGTTGTAACCGTCATAATAGTCTGAGTCCATAGGTTTAACGTAAATTGAGTGACCGCTACCTGCAGAAGAGTCTATCATACTATCTTCATACACTCTATCTCTATAGTTTTTAAGAGTTTCGTGATGACGCTTTTCCTTTTTAATTCGGTTAATAAAAGCGTGAAAAGCGATTGTAGTAAAATAAGAGAAAGGGTTTGAGTTAGCGTCAAAATTATATTTTTTAAATTTGAGAGCGCTATACATCTTAATAAGCGCATCACCAATCATTTCCTCCTTATAGGAGTAGTTAATAAATGACGGATTAAAGCTTAGACCATAAGCTATTTTTTTAATATTTTCTGCAAGATCGTCAGTTAATATATCGGTATCATAATACACCTGAAGAGAGTCCTTAAACTCCTTAGGTATTACATAAAATTCTTTTACTCCCTTAGCCATATCTAATAATATGGGAGGTTGTAATAATATCAAGGCTGTATAATATTTTTAATAGAGTATTCTATCTTTTCTACAGTATATATATCCTGTCTTTTGTTACAATGTGCTTTGCCATACTTAAGATTGTCACATATATCTATAATATTGAGCTTAGTCTTACTCTCATGCTGTCGTAGACCGCGGCCAATAGATTGAACCGTCCTTACAAAGGACTTACCACCAGCAGCAAATATAATATTATGCAGATTCTTAATGTTGACCCCGGTAGAGAAAATAGCACTGATAGCAACACATATAATATTGCTATGTTCCTCCATTAAATTTTTAATACGCTCTCTCTCCTCTACTTCAATCTCACCTCTTATATAAAAAACTTGTCTTTCACTTATATTACTCAGGTAATTAAACATTGACTCACCATGAGCTAGATGATTAACAAGTACAAGAGTATTGTTGTTTAGTCTCTTGCAGATAGTACCAATAACCTCATTACGATATTTATTATCGTATATAAATGACAATTCATCTCGATATTCATTATCAGTTAACCTTAATGGCTTACATTTATAAGTAATATCTAGTATTTTAACTTGTACATTGACAAGAAAGTGTTCTGATCTTAATTCATAACTAGACTTTTCGAAAATAACTGGTCCAAATTTACCAATAATATTCCATTTATCTATTTGTTCTTCCGGTAGTGTACCTGTAAAGCCAAACTTGTTTTTCGTCTTTATCTTAGATACAATTTTAGTGATTTCGTTACCTGACTTTACCTTATGGCATTCATCAACAATTAGCAGATCTACGAATTTAAGAAAGTCATTATCCTCAAACTTGCTCTGCAGAATACCAGTATTACATATTATTACATTAGCAGTAAGGTCTGGAGTTATACTACCGGTCCATCTAGTAGTCTTAAAGTTTACACCGCAATTTAAAAACTCATTATAAGTTTGAGTTACAAGACCTAAATCAGGTACAATTAATAAACACTTAAATGTATTTTTATTATTATTGTTATTAAAAAAGCTCTCTATAAGAGCAGCTGTAATAAACGTCTTACCAGCACCTGTACCTAACACACAAACCCCTCTACCAAACTTAAGAGCCTTTACTATTACCTCTCTTTGATAATCTCTTAGAGATAATTTAAAGTCACCACTAAGAGTGAAATCGTTACTACTATTTAATACTTTTTGCAGACTATCACTTATAGATATATCAGCAACTACTTGAATTTGTATGAGATATTTTCTTATATCCCAGTACATTCCTAGATCACATGTACCAGTAGGAGTTATAATATACTTTCTACGAGCTACGAACATTCCACGGCGACGAGCAAATACAGCTCCCTTATTGTCTACACTAAAGTGCTCTCTTACTTGAGTAAACACATCACTATCGTCACAGATAAAGGTAAGTTTATCTGTTGTCTGCTTGTAGTCAAACTTAATTATCACTTAGGCTTGTTCTGACTGGTTAATCTGTATGATGTTTCGTATCTCCCAATGCATACTAGCGAATATCTTCTCTACCTTTTCGAGATATTCAATAATATAATCGAACTCTCTAATTTGATCATTAATGTCTTCAATCTCTTTTGAGCTCTCTGCTGCAATATCAGCTGTTACCGAGGTCATCTTGATAGGACTTAGCTCTACAATACGCTTTGATATATCTTTCTTTAGACTCTTCTTATCTCTTAGTAAGTTATTACGTTTAATCTTTGCATCAATAAGACGAGCTACCCAAAAATGCTTTCTTGAAGGTAATCTAAGCTGTACCTCTTTAATATTAAAATCATTAACAATGAGATCCTGCTTAATCTCCTCGATATATCTTTCCATGATGCTCATCATACAATATAAGTATATATAAGATGGACTCAACAAGTAAGTTTGAAAAAGCCTTTATTAATATTTTAGAAGAAGATACTTCGACGGGAGGTGCACTCGGTACTTCAGAAGGAGGATTTGATCCAGCTGTTAATATAAATTCATCAGACTTTTATGCACGTGGTGATGCAAGAGTTCCAAAGGGTGGTAAGACTATACAACGTCGTTCTGGTATACCTACTATTTTAAAGAGAAAGAGATCTAAAAAGAAGTCGAAAAAGAGGAAACGAGTCATTAATACTTCATTGTGATAGATACAGGACACTGGACTACAGAATTACTTCTTGAAAGTGATCATCAACCTTATGGTTTTATATATGTTATATCAAATAACGTAACTAACAAGAAGTATATTGGTAAGAAGCAGTGTTTGTCGGTGTTTAAGCGTAAGCCACTAAAAGGTAAGAAGAACAAGCGACATGAAATTGTAGAAACCGATTGGAAATCATACACGTCATCATCATTAGAGCTTAATAAAGATATTGAGTTATATGGTAAAGATAAATTTACCTTTAAAATTGTTAAGTGGTGCGAGTCAAAGGCTGAGCTTGCATATTTTGAGGCTAAAATGCAATTTGAATGTGATGTATTGTTTAGAGATGACTACTATAACGGTATTATTAACTGTAGGCTATGCAGATTTAAGATAAAAAGTTAAAAATAGTCTTATTGCACTAATAACGAACTTGTATACAATTGTTTTATAATGATAGATCTTATACTATCTAATTATAATATATTATTAATAAGTTCTAGTATAATAATTGATATAGCACATAAAGATACAGTTAAGTTTTGTATTGATATAGGATTAGAGTGTGAGTTTAGGAAGAAAGATATAAAGAATCTATATTACAATTTCTTTATATATAATTTGTGCGAGATTATAAGGAATAATAAAACCAATTATAGAGTTGTTGTATACCATGATACATCACAGGTAGTAGAATCGCATGATTTATATATGGTTAATAAGGTTAGTAATATACTGCCGGTTACTGTAATTAATAACGAACTTGATATTTACATATTCTACAAATTAGCTATTAATAAGGATGCTGAATCGATAGTAATTTTAGATAAGCTTAAAGTTCCTGATGCTTTAAACTTAAATTTGCAAAAACTTAAGAGATTCCTAAAAACCAATAACTTAAAGTTTTTAAACGATACCTATTTTAAATCTATCCAAACTAAAATGGCTCTTTACACATAAATACTAGTATGACAAAGTTTCTGCATATAGTAGAGCAAAATTTACCTGATTCAGACTACCAAGATCAATTTAATTTACTTATGAAGTTTAAAGAAGATACACTTGCTCTTTATAAGTCAGGTAAACTAGATTTTTTTATTGCACCTATCCATAATACAGGTTCAGTTGAACTAATAAGTAGAGATGGTAAAAAATGTATATTAAATTTAAGAGCTAACGAGGAAGCAGAAGATCCTGTTATGAAAAAACCTAACCCACTTAACGATATGCTTAATAAAGCAGACCCAAGGCTTCTTGATAAAGCTAAAAGAGCTGCATTAGCTGTAGGAAGTGAGCTTGAGAGAATTGCAGCGAATAGACCGAAATGAAGACTTTAAATTTAATTAACAAATACTTAAAACTTCTTGAACAGGATGAAAATCCTGAGCAACCTATTGATCCAACTGAGACAGGAGAAAATCCTCCACAGGAAGCAGAGACATCAACAGAACCAACTGTAGAACCTCTAACATCTATTGCTGAACAAAGTTATATTTCTTTAGCAGCTCGAGCGTTTGCTTATAAACCTACAGATGAGCAGATATCTCATGTTAACGACGCTCTATTAATGTCTTAATAAATTATAACAAGATGAAGACCTTAAACTTGATTAACAAATACTTTAAGATTCTTGAGCAAGACGAAGCTCAGAATCAACCTACTGCTCAAGCAGAACCAGCAGCAGAACCAGTAACGGAGCCAGATCAATCTGCAGAGCCCTTAGTGTCTCTTGCTGAACAAGGATATATTTCTCTCGTAGCTCAAGCGTTTGCTTACAAGCCACCTGATGATCAAATTACACGTGTTAACGATGCTTTATTAAAAGCTAATACTACTAACCCTCGAGTAATTAGAGAATTAATTGAAGGTTATTTACCTCCTAATTCAGAAAGTATAGATGAATTATTATCGAATCACAAAGACCCTAGATTAATTAGAGATTTAATTGAAGGCTATTTGCCAGACAGTTCTGATAGTATCGATAGCTTATTAACAGATGCGTAATGAATACTAGATTAATTCAAGCTTATAATAAAGTTAATAGAGTAGATGTTCCTAAACATAGACACTTAACTGTCTTGCGTGAAGATACAATCTATAAGAGTAAGGCTCAGCTTTCGAAAGCAATAAAAGACACCGAAGATACCTTTAAAACTAGTGTTAAAGGTGACTCTATCCGAGTTACTCCGAGTGATAAAACTAGTACATCCACGAGAGAAGAGCTTGTTAAAAAGTTTGAAGATACCTTACGCGATATTAATCTTGTAATTAAGGATATATTACCTAAGAAGGTAGGTGCATCCTCTATGTACCCAACATATGTAGTTACAGACGATAGTTCTACTGAATATCAGATTGTTCTCGGCGGCGGTGCTGCTTCGAACAAGGGCATGAAATATGAACGCGATGTTTTAAAGTCTCTTGAGGAATACTTTACTAAAATAGACCTGGGAGAAGATATTGACAAACCTGCTTTTTTAACTGAATTAGAAGATAAGCTTGATATAACATTTACAGGTATTAAAGATGGTATAGATTTCGATCGAAAGGTTAAAAGACCTTTGGATGCTGATGGACCTGAAGATAAAGGTGAAGTTATTGCAGATCTAGCTCTTAAAGATGAAGATGGTGAAGTATATTATATATCCTTGAAGGATATAGGTGGAATAACTGTAGCAAATAATGGAGCTGCTGGTATGTTTAGCGTAGATCGTAAAACAAAAGCAGTAGAGTTTAATAGGGAAAAAAGTGATATAGGCAAAAAGGTTTTCGAGGCATCAGGTATTAATGAAGAAGGTATTAAAAAGGTAGAACAGGGGTTATCAGATTATCTAAATGAGGTAGATTCTGAACAGGGTTTAGAGGACATTGAAGACACGACCGATTTAGCTAATATACCGCTTTTAAAGAAATTGCTTAAATCAGCCTTTGATTATGGGTACATTTACGTAAAAAGAAAAACTTCTGGTCACGAAATTATTGATTTAACAACTCCTGAAGATCTTGATGAATTTATAGGTGATATTGAGGCTGTAAAGGTAAAATATCCTTATTATAGGAGTGAAGGTAACAAACGAAGGAAGGGTGTATCTGTTATGATTGAGACAGAGAATAATTTATTTAGTTTTGACATAAGAAACGCATCACGTGGAATTATACCTAAACAGATTAATCTAGTTAAGTTGAAATCAAAAAGCGAATTTAAAGTAGACGCTGGAAATGTAGACGCGGTAGCTTCTTCGAATCAAGATATGGAGTCAACCTTACAAAAATATTTTATATGAAAAATTTCAAGCAACACTACCAGTTAGTTAACGAGTTCTTTGATGATATCGAAGGAGCTGTTAAGCATATTGATCACTTAGAGGAAAATATTTTAAATAAAGGTAAACAAGGCGTAAAGGAGGCTTTAAATCAAATAGACGCCTCAATTTCCTACTTTTTGGATGATTCTGATTACAAAATCAGTACCAAGTTCGATGGTTCACCTGCTATAGTAGCTGGTGTTGATGTTAATGGTAGATTCTTCGTTGGTACTAAGTCAATTTTCGGTAAAAAAGATGAGGTGACTGGTAAGCGTAAGATTTGCTATAATGCGGAAGATGTAAATACTTATTTTGGTGCCCAGCCTGAACTGGCAGAAAAAATAAATCTAGCACTAGAATATTTACCATCTCTTAATTTAACAGGTATATATCAAATGGATTATATGTTTGATAACAGAATCAAGGATGAATTTACCCCTAATACAATTGATGGTGTCGCGAATGAAAATACATTTATGACATTTAGGCCGAACAACTCTGGCATTATATATGCTGTATACCCTGATAGTCCTTACGGTCAGCAGATTATAAATTCTAAGATTGGAGTAGCTATCCATATTGAATATGTGGTTAAGAATGGAATTCTTAAGGTTAAAAAATATACCTCATCTCCAGAAGAATTTTCTCCATCAAAGACGGTGTTTTTATTTAACATATTAACAAATAAACCAAAGAATGCAAAAAGTCAATTTGGTAAATTATTATTGAGAGATGTTAATAAGAAGAAGAATACTGCTTTAAGGTTAGCTAACTCTATTGACTTCAGCGGATTAGCTGATTACACAGCAGAACTAAAGACTTACATAAATACAGAAGTAAGATTAGGTAGATTTCTCGAAGATCCAAAATTGTCAGCTAATGAGTTTATTAACTACATGACCATCAAGCACAAAAAAGAACTTGACATCGTAGATAAAGAGATTGAAAGTATAGAAAAGGAAGAGGAAGGCAAAAAAAAGGATAACAGTAGGGCTAGGAAGTTAAAGAAGAAGAAAGATAAGACTGAAAAAATGAATAAGGTTATCGCTGAATTGAAAGCTCTAAAACCATCTATACAAAAAGCGTTTCAAATAACACGAATTATTGCTGTTTTAAAGAACAGCCTTATTAAAATATTTAACGAGATTACTAAAAATGATCTTCTTGGTACATATGTACCAAAGTCAGACAAGGAGCCAAATGAGTGGATGACTACCGTACCAGAAGGGTTCGCTCTGTCTAGAGTGGGTAGTAACGAAGATGATCCTCCAGTCATAACAAAGATGGTAACGAGAGTTGGTGACGAAGGTAAACCTGGATTCTCACAAATAAATTTCAGAAGACCTACTCCTGGATCTACTAACCCAACTGCTTAATGAAATCCTTTAAGTTATTTTTTGAACAGGAAGAGGATTCAGTAGCTATACTACCCGGAGGCTTTAAACCACCTACCAAAGGTCATTTTAAAGCTCTGCAGTACATTTTAAATGATGCTAAAAAAGGTATAGTATTTATTGGTAATAAGGATAGAGACGGTATAACATCTGATATGTCTGCATATATATGGGATATATATGCTAAATATCTATCAAAACCTATTAAAATAATTGTGGCAGACAAGACTCCTGTTTTATCCACAATAGAGTATGTAGATAGTAATAGAGGTAAGAGAGTTATGGTAGGTGCAGGTGATAAAGATGAGGATATAAAGAGATATAACTACTTTATTAAAAATGTAGAAAAATATCCTTTAGTTCAGATAGTTAAGATACCATCTCAAGAACAAGGTATATCGGGTAGTAAGACAAGAGAGTTAATTGACGCTGATATAGATAAAGCTCTGGATTATTTCTTACCTGATGAGGTTAAAAGTAATATAAACGATAGAGCTCAGATAAAAAATATACTTAAGTATAAATAACAATATGTTTACTAAGCAAGATCAGCAGATTTTATCTGAAAGATATAAAGTTGTACAGGAACTAAATATTAGTCCAGCTGCTGGTATGTCGACTCTCGGTAGTCCAATTGTAATGGCTATTAGACCCCCATCTGACACTGATCAAATTCATAATCATGATCATGATGAAGGTGAAGAACACGATGAGAGTGAGATAGAGATGGCGTGCGCCGATCTATATAAACTTGCTGAGTATTCTCCCAAGCTAATGGAGATGATTAAACAGATGCCGTCTCTTGAAGGTTGGGTAGCTGCTAAGATAACTACAGCTGCTGACTATATCGATTCTGTTTATGGTTGGCTTAAGTACTCTAACAGTGAAGATTGTGGATGTGAAGACGGTCATGAGGATTCGCATAATCACTCTGACACCAAACTCATGTTTTCAACTGGATATGAAGATGAACAGCTTTAAGCAATTTTTCGAAGAAAAACAAGTACTAGGATTAATAGAGTTTTTTGATTTAGACGGTGTTGGCAAGGTACCAGCTAAATTAGACTCTGGTAACGGCTCTTTTAATGTCCTTCATGGAGAAGAAATACAAATACAGGGTGATAAAGTATTTTTCCGTACTGTAAATAATAAGACCTTACTAAAACCGCTTAAAACAACTGTTACTATCAATGTTGGAGCAGGCAATGTTGAAGAAAGACCTGTTGTAGAGTTTGATGTTGTTATAGGGGGTAAACTCTTTAAGAAAACACCTTTCTCAATAGGTAATCGCCTTACTAATATATACAAAATACTAGTAGGTAAGGATTTTATTGAGAACAATCTTGACGCTCTTATCGATGTTGGTCAAGAGAACATTGCTGATGAGGATATCAGCGTTGAGATCTAAGAGAACCACACAGGCTTCTCTCTAACCGACCAGATCGCAAAGTCTTTATCTTTGCGAATGTACTCTCTATACTGTTCAACTACAGATAGTTCGTTAAAGTCAACAGTCTTACGACATTCACTATCTGGACTGATAGCAACTGCAAATGGAGTAAGACCTTTATCAGGCATTATCGTATTATTAATATTATCCTTACACCACTTAATGAAGTTTAAAGTGAAATGCTCTGCAGAGTTAGGCCAGCGATACATTCGTTCCGTAAACATCTCGAGAGTATGATCTACTAGCCATTGAAAGTTACTTCTTGACTCGCGAACCCATATAGTACACTGGTGATTGAAGTAACCTTTACCACTTTTACGAGGTTTACCGGTCTTAGTACGAGGTACAGACGGATGATTTAGTGTAGACTGATCGAACGCATGAGCTAACATAATAGCGCCTTCGATTTGCATTTTAGACCTAACATGCTTATCACAGAGATCACGAGCAGCAATAATAGGGTCAGGGTCAGTAACAAAAATATTCATACCCTATTGTATTGTTGTTCGTTATGCTGTAGCCATATCGATAAACTTATAGAATTCAGTACGAGTCTTATCGTCATTTAAGAAGTCTCCTGACAGCTTACTTGTTACCATATTACCTCCATGATGTTTAACACCACGACCACACACGCAAAAGTGCTGAGCCTTTACTAATACTGCTACACCAAGGTTACCTTCACACGCTTCGTTAATAGCACCAAAGATTTGCATAGTAAGCCCTTCTTGAAGAGTAGGTCGACGAGCATAAAACTCAACAATACGGTTTAGCTTACTTAGACCTACTACTTTCCCGTCTTTACTAGGGATATATGCTACATGAGCTACACCAACAACAGGTTGAGCATGATGACTACACATCGAATGTACAGGAATATTACACTGAGCAACAATACCGTCATAACCATCGTTAGGAAATGCAGTAATATTCGGAGGAGAATCATAACATCCACGAGCAAGATCATTAACGAACGCTTTTGCTACTCGAGTAGGTGTATTAGCTGAATTAGGATCATTCTTCCAATCAAAACCAAGAGCATCTAGATACAAACCATAAGCTACTGCAGCACGTTCAATAATTAGTAGTTTTTCCTTTTCTGTACAAGGATAGTTACTATTTGCAAGAGGTAGGATGCTATTCGAATTCGTTTCAGTCATATAATTATAGTATGATAGTTCATTAATTTATCAATAAGTATTATAAATATTTAAAATGAAAAAGTACACTCAGCGCGAGCTACATAATGAAGCTTTTAGAGATATGTTGAGAGGTATTAAGAATGTAGCGAAGGCAGGAATTAAGGGTGCAGCAAAAAATGTTGCTAAATATATATCTCCAGAGTTGTATGGAATGGCTAAGGCTGCTAAGGAAATATACAGTGGGGGTAACCCAAATACAGTGCTTAAGGATTATCTTTTAAAGACTAGAGCTGTACCTATATTTTTAAAATCTCCAGCTGGAGGTGTTGCAGTTACTGAGCAGGAAATTATTGATGGTAGTGCTGAACCTACATTTAGAGATACCTTTACATATGATCCGACAGATACTACTAAACGTTTAGCAATTAAACCAAATTCAATAAAAGCTAGACTTGAGCTAGTAAAAATAGGAAAACCACAAAACAAAAATGATGGTATTTTTGCAATACCTTTTGAAGCAAAATCTAAAGGTGTGGAAGGAAGTTATATTGCTTATATAGATAAAATTGATAAAGATAGGCATCAGATAATAGGTATAATGGAAGCACCTTAAAAATTTTTAGTTGATTTATTTTTCTTTCGAATAAGTAAATACAGATATTAGAAAATAAGAATAATATTTAAATAACAGTTGATAAGTTAATTGAGATAGATTACAATTAACAGATGAAGTCACAATATGAATCAACTAAGGTAATTGAATTAGGATCTTGCGCATTTAGACAATGGAGAGCGACACACTCACACTGTCGCTTTATTCATGGATACCAATTAATTGCTAAATTTTGGTTTGGTGGTTCACAATTAGATGATAAACAATGGTTAGTAGACTTCGGTGGTCTCAAAGAACTTAAAGCTCAGCTTAATTATTTGTTTGATCATACTACGTGTGTAGCTGGTGATGATCCTGAGCTCGAGACCTTTAGAGAACTCGAACGTAAAGGACTTATTCAATTAAGAGTGTTTGACCAAGGTGTAGGAATTGAACGTACTGCAAAAGTAGTATTTGATATTGCGCAACAATATATTGGTTCACTTACTAATGGTAGATGTTGGGTAGAGAAAGTAGAGGTCTTTGAGCATGAAGATAATTCAGCTACATATACAGCAAAGTCAAAAGCTGAATCTGTTGAAAAAATTGAGTCTCCTGCTGTTGTAGTAGAAACATCAACAGGTAATACATTCTTACCTGAACCGCCGGCAGACATTAATATTAGTGCAGCAACGCCCACTCAAACTCGTAGTACAGCCGCTCAAATTACAAATACTGTATCGAGCGGTAAGGGAGGTTGGTTTGAAGGAACAACGTGGGGTTAAATACGTGGTATCTTCTCTAATGCTTTAACAATAAAGCGTAGTATCTTACTTCTAACGATTTCAGTTTCACCGAATCTAAAGCAGTAAATATGATTAGCAGCGCTTTCATCAGTATCAAATGCGTTTATAAGCCTATTAATACAGGTTTTATTACCGATATCAGCTTGAAACGAGTCACCACATAAGATATATTTAGTATTACGGCCGAACCTAGTAAGAATAGTAATAGCTTCAGCCATATCTAGGTTTTGAAACTCATCAACAATTACTACAGCATCATTAAACGTTAGACCTCTTACAAAGTTTACAGGTATTGCTTGTAAAACGTTGTTTGAATTAAGGAGATTAAAGGTGCCTTCATCTGTAATCTCCTTTACCTTTTCAAGTAATGGTGCTGCATAAGGTGAAAATTTATCATCAACCTCTCCAGGTAATGCTCCAATAGATCTAGAAGCAGACTCAACTACAGATCTAATATAGATTATAGATTTAATCTTCTGTTCTTTAAAAAGTTCTAAGGCAGCTAAAACAGATATGTAACTCTTACCAGTACCTGCTGGTCCATCCACGAACACCATATTAGTTTCATCTTGTCTTATACAATCATAAAAATTCTTATGAAGCTCATTAAAATGAAATGGTTTCTTAATTTTAAAATTTAAGAACCAGTTCTGCTGTAAAGATGTACGTATCTCATTTACATCTTCCAACCCGTCACTTTTACGCTTACGCGCTATTTTACGAGACATATGTAACATTATTTATACTCATATAGGTATATATTATATACAAAAATAATTTTTATTTACATATTGAAATGTAAATGAACTACATTACAATTAGTTAAAGTATGAATATTGACTGCGATAAAGAAACCTTATTTTTAAGTTCTGATTTAGTGTTTTACACTATTGAAGGGGAAGGTCGACATATTGGTAAGCCTTCTGTCTTCATGAGAATGTCTATGTGTAATCTTACTTGCAAAAGTTTTGCTAGTGCAGATTCACCTAATGGATGTGACTCGTATGTCTCCTGGACAGTTAAAAATAAAATGAACTTTAATGAAATTTTTGATTATATGGAGAGTAGGGGGTTTGTTGATAAACTTCAAGCTGGAGCGATTTGGAAGCTAACAGGTGGTGAACCTCTTATTCAACAGAATCAATTACTTAAGATTTGTCAAGCGTTTAAAGAAAAATATGGTTTCTTACCTCATATTGACTTTGAAACTAATGCTACGATAATGCCAAATCCTGGATGGAGAAATTTTAAGGTTACATATACAACTTCACCTAAACTAACCTCGAATGGTGATCCAGAAGATAAGACATATAAACCTGATGTATTAAGATGGCATGTAAGAAACGGTTCAGATTTTAAATTTGTAATAAGTAAGTCAGAAGATATAGATGAAATTTATAGAAAATACATTAACCCTGATGGTGATATTTGCGTACCTACTACTAACGTCTGGTTTATGCCTTGTTGTGGTTCTAGAAAAGAGCATATTGAAGCTGCGCCCGTGGTAGTAGAGTATGCCAAAGCTATGTGCGTTAACTTTAGCCCTAGATTACACTTATTAGTTTGGGATCGTGCCCTAAGTGTTTAATACATTAAATTATGAAACTATCAATACTATTTAACCTACTCAATCGATTAAAGATTGATCATTGGCAAACTGAAAGTCATGCAGAACATAAAGCTTTAGGTGAAGCCTACGAAGAGCTTGATCCTTTAGTAGATAGACTTGTTGAACTTTACTATGGTAGAAACCATTTGTGGCGCCAAGTTACATTACCAACTGTATATGTTTTAAAGTTACCAGCTTATAATAAGTCAGTAATTGATATATACACAGACATGAGAAACGATTTAATAGAGTATCTTAACACTATCACTACTGATTCAGATAGCGGGTCTCTTAAAAATATTCAAGACGAAATCGAAGGTGCTCTGGATCAACTACTTTACAAACTAAGACAATCATGAAAAAAATTACTGCTGCAGAGCTTAAGCGACAAGACATTTTAAAAGACGTATACAAAAAGACTTTTCCTGATGAGGTCTATAATATGCCTACCTTTAAATGGTTAAAGGAAGAATATATTCCTTTTTATGTAGGTGTACTTAAAGAGTTAGGTTTATATGAGTGGACTGAAAAGTTCGATTGTGATGACTTTTCGTGTTTATTTAGAACACTAGCTCATATCTCTCATCGTAAAAGCAAAGGTACTAGCGAAGGTATCACTGTTGCAGAGATACACTACACAGCTGCTGGTACTAATGGTGTATACGGCGATCATGCTATTAATATGGCATATACCGATGAAGGATGGGTCTTTATTGAACCTCAAAATGGATCAGTTAAAACACTAACCGAATCAGAACAAAAATCAATTTTTTATGTACGCATGTAACCTCACTCTAGCACTCGCTATTCTTTTAGTTAGTTGTAACACACCAACGCAGAATAATAACAAAGTACCTAATAACGGAAAACCAATTCCTGCTTATAAGACAGATATAATTAAAACAGAATTTCCTGAAGTGGAATATGTTGAATAGTTGTTGATTTATCAATAATATATATTAAGTTTAACTATGAGAATCGCGATATCTGGTTGCCAAAATTCAGGTAAAACTACCCTGATTACTAACATACTTCAAGTATGGCCACAGTATGTAACTCCGGAAAAAACATATCGTGATTTAATTAAAGACAAACAACTACCACACTCATCGCTTGCTTCAAAAGATACGCAGCTAGATATACTCGGCTTCATGATAGAGCAGATGGGTGATTATAAGAAAGATAGTAAAGTAGTTTACGATCGATGCCCTATTGATAATCTCGTATACACCTTATGGTGTCATGATAAAGGCATCGATGGCTTTGATAAAACCTTTGTTGATCAAACAATATCATTGGTAAAGGAATCAATGAGATCATTAGACATTATCTTCTTATTAAGATATGAAGAGTCTATTAAGATTGAAGATGATGGTTTAAGAGATACTAATCTGCAGTATATTAAGGAGATCGATAATATATTTGATGTACTTTATCAACAGTACTATCATAATTTAGAGTCGGATATATTCTTCCCGAAAGACGACTCACCTTGTATTATACCTTTACCTGTAAGCGGACAGCGTCGTATTGATATTATATCTGAATACTTAGATCCAACTGGTAACTTGTATGGTGATGAAGAATCTATCTTTAACCCTAATAAATTAACTGAGTTAGAAGCTTTAGTTCAGCAGCAAAAGAACGCTCTTGAGATGGAACAGAAAGAGCGTGCTATGTATGAGAAATTTAAAATTTAGTTAGATTACTCTAAATTGACCACTTACGAGGTAGTTGTTAGTGCCAATCCAGAAAACCTCATTAGTACTGTAAGAGGATAACGTAACACCAGCTGTTGATCCGTTGATATTAACACCGGTTCCAGGCACAATATCAACGGATCCAGAACCTGCTCTTAATATTTTAGTGTAAAAGTTAGTTGGTAGATTAGCAGGTATAGTGTATATAACTTTATTATCGACTAGATTTGAACCTATCAAAGATGTTGTATTAGTAGATACAAAAACTTGATTATTGTTTGTTGAATCTAAGGTCTTGTTAACCGTGTTTGATATAAAGACTGGTAATAATTTATTCTGTAAATCTACTAGATCAGTACTAAGTGTCTGAGTATCGGTCTGTAAATTAACAATAGTTGACTCAAACGTTGTATTCTGTAGAGTTATAAAAAAGTCCTGATAATCAATAATATTAGTACCGTCTGGTGTCTCAACGATCAAGAAGTCACCGTTATTGATATCATTGATAGATGGAAGTTCTTTAATGTTGACATAAAGACTATTTGTTGTGGTACTAGCCATATATTTTATTTATTTATGTAGATTGATTTATACGATTTATACATTAATTTAAAGTATGAGGATAGGCGTGGGAATTATTACATGTAATAGAAAAGACTACTTAACTAACTTACTTGAGTCTATAAAAGATTGCGATTGTGTTAACGAGCTTGTTATTGTTAACGACGGTAAGCATCTCGAGTCTTTAGAATTCGAAAATCCTTATAGTTACTTGCTTAATGAAACCAACGTTGGAGTAGCAAAGTCGAAAAATAAAGCTATGAAACACCTTTTAGATAAAGGGTGCGATTACATCTTTATAATAGAAGATGATATGATTATATTAGATAAGTCTATTTTTAATAGATATATAGAGGCTCACAAAGCTAGCGGTATTCATCATTTTAACTACGGGCCTGGTTCACCCTTTAATCGTAAACAAACAATACAAAATTTTGACCTACATAATAGGCACTTATTAGATCAGTATACAGAACCGAATCCAAAATTGGTTGTCGATTATGGTAAAGCTAAAGTTTCACTATTTGAGCATACCGTAGCGATGTTTTCTTTTTTTACAAAGGAGGTATTAGAAAAGGTAGGATTAATTGATGAAAATTACTACAATGCTTGGGAGCATGTAGACCATACTTACTGTATTATTAAAGCAGGTTATCATCCCCCATTTTGGTGGTTTGCTGACCTGTACGACAGTCACAAATACATAACAGAAGCTCCTAACGCAATTAATAATTCATCTATCGCTAATAACAAGGAACAATGGGAGAAGAATGTATATTCTGGAAGAGAGATATATAAAAAGAAACACGGACACTACCCTAACCAGCCACCCTTTGTTACTAAAGAAAGTGTAATACAAACGCTACGTCAAATTAAACATAAACAAGATGCAAGAATTTAAAATAGAATCCGAAGACCCAATTGTTCACTGGCCAGATATAAACGTACAAAATAAAAACGTCTTAGATCTCGGTTGCGGCCGCTGGGATGAAACAGATCAAGCAAAGATGACACCTATCTACCTTTTAGCACAAGGAGCTAAAAGTTTAATAGGCATTGATTCATCTGTAGATGAAATTAAGTATTTTCGTTCACTTAATTTACCTAATGCTAATTTCTTTGCTGAAAATATTAAAGATAGTTCATTTGTTAAACTTATAATAAAACAAAACAATATAAATGCTATTAAAAGTGATATAGAAGGACGAGAACTTCTATTTTTAGATTTTACACGTGATGACGTATCTAATATTACATCTTTATATATAGAATATCATGGTCATTATGTAAAAGATTTATTAATTCCAAAAATTAAAGACCTCGGTTTTACTATTACAAAAATTGGCCATTTATGGATTGATGGGTTTGGTGTCCTTTTTTGCGAAAAATAATATGAAAAATATACACTTAAATGTTTCATTTCACGAAGGCGGATTTTTCTCTAACTTTAATAAAGTTGTTACATTTTTAGCTCTAACTACAGATAACGTTGTAAAAATAACCTGGAATTTGCAAGGACAACCTTATGGTGCATTTGCGTATAATTGTGGAGAGGTTTTTGGTAAATTATTTCAGGAGTATAATACTGGAGAAGATGTACACGAAACTTTTGAATTACAATCATATACAGATACTTCTTATACTGGTAAGAAAGCTTTCAATAAATATAAACAAAATAAGTGGAGAGAACAGTTTAATAAGACATTAAAATATTTTAAACCAACTGATTTACTGAGACCATATTTAGATTCGATAGAACACAAGTATATCTTTACATCAGATAAAATTCATTTAGTAGGAATATTAAAAAGAAACAATAGACTAAAGTGTGAACAGCCAGACAATGTCTTACCTGAACTTTCTAATTATTTTGCAAAAATAGATGAACTTAAAAAAGAAAATACATACTTGTATCTAGCTGTAGATAATCTGTATGATATTAATTCATTTATTGAACGATATAACAAGTGTATTTATAATTCTAAATCTAGAAGAACTAATTTTTGTACAGATGAAGAACCTCACTTTACACCTGGTTCAATAGACGATGCTATAGCCACGTACTTAGAAGTATTTACTCTTTCGAAATGTAAAGAATTTATACATCCTGTGTCAAATATGGCAACAGCAGTAATGTACTTCAATCCTAATATTAAATCAAATTATATATGAAAATAGCTATACTGGTACCTTCGAGAGAGAGAATGAATAAACGATTAACTCTTATCTCTTCTATATTAACAACAGTAAAAGATATAAATAATGTAACTTTATATTTAGGTGTTGATGAGGATGATCCAACATTAAGCTTAGCAGAAAAAATTAGCGAAGCTATACCGTTTGTAAAAATTATTAAGATACAAAATAACGGTCAGTTTTTAGGGCTAGGTAAATTGTGGAATATATTGACTAAAGAATCTACTGAAGATATTATCTCGATGATAGGAGATGATATGGTATTTAGGACACAAAATTGGGATGAGGAAATTATAAAAGAATTTCAAAATGGACCTGCAGATAATATTAAAGCCGTTCACTGCAATGATAAATGTCATGGAGAGAAGTTAGCAGTTAATTTATTCTGTCATAGAAAGTATGTTGAAATTATGGGACAATTTATGAGAGAAGAATTTAAAATAAACTGGGTAGATCAGTGGCTTCATCAAGTTTTTAGTGCGTTTAACAGACTAAAATATAGAGGTGATATTATAATTGAACACATGCACTGGGTAATAGGTAAATCTTCACATGATAATACTGCAACGCGTATGGCGATTGCAGATAAAGATAAAATAAGTGATAAATTATGGTTTGAGCTTGTACAAGAACGTATATCTGATGTTAAAACATTATCACAATATTTAAAAATACAGCCAGACTGGTCAAAAGTAGATACACAAGGAGGCACTGTATAGTATGGGAGAAATTAATATACATGATGAGTTTGGCAGTCAGATAATTAAAACTGTTGAAAAATATAATTTAAATACTATTTTAGAAATTGGCTCGTGGGACGGAACAGGTTCTACTAGCTGTTTTATTCACGCTCTTGAGAAATTTACTGGAGCAAAAAAATTAACATGCTTAGAAGTTAATAAAGATAGATATAATCAATTGGTTGACAATACTAAGCAATATGACTGGGTAGAATGTCATAATAATACCTCTATTTCTTACGATCAGCTAATCGAAAAAGACTTTAATAATATTTGGCATTCAGAATATAATGGTATAATCATAAACCCCTTTCCTCCAACAAAGGCAAAGGCTGAAGGCTGGTTTAATGAAGATGTAGAGAATCTTAAGAAATTTCCGACGTCATTCCTCGTGAAGGATAATTCTTTTTATAGTGGAGTATTAATTGATGGAGGAGAGTTTTTTGGTTACAGTGAATATAAAATATTAAAAGATAGAACTAATGTATTATTTTTAGATGATTATTTTTATGCAAATAAAACTAATCGAGCTGCACGAGAATTACTTCAAGATAAAGAATGGGTAGCGATTGCAGGTAACAGAAATGTTCGTAACGGATACGCGATCTTTAAACGTAAAATATTTATTAATAACCCATGAAAACAATTGGAATAATACAGCCGGGCAGACTAGGTGACATAATTTTATGTCTGCCTATCGCAAAATATTATAGTGATAAAGGATATAAAGTTATTTGGCCTATTTTTTCTCAATATATTAATATGTTTGAAGAGATGGTAGACTATGTTGAATTTATACCAGTATCAGCTAATATTTGTACATGTGTTAGTGAAGCTAAGCATAAGACGATTAATTGTAATAAACTATTAGATATAGCAGCTACATTTCCTGGTAGCACGTGCACAGAGCGTTATGTAGGTTTAGGTGACGGTTTAGGCGAAATAAAAGCTGATCACTTTAAGTATATTGAAAGTGAGGTTCCTATAGAGTGTAAGTGGAATCTTTCAATTAAAAGAAACAGCGTCGCAGAAGATAATCTCTACAATCAATATGTCTTACAACCTGATTATGCAGTGAGCTGCCTTACATCGTCACAAGGTAAGCTAGATATAAAATTGGATCCGATGGGAAGACAGCTTATAGAAATGAACGAAAATCATAGTATTTTTCATTGGTTAAAAATACTTGAGAACGCTAAAGTTTTAATACTAGTAAACAGTAGTGTTTCAAACTTAGTTGAAATGTTAAATTTTACTAATAAAAAGATACTTTTACCTAGACCAGATGGCAGACTACCTACCTTAAAAAATAAATGGCAGGAAATATACCCTTGAAATAGAGAGTATTTATATTATATTATATATAATATATGTTACGCGTTGCTTTTACCATAATATACAACGGTGATCATCATCTTGATCACAATAATTATTCTAATTTCATACCTCAAAATTTTGATCACTGGGTTATTGTAGAAGGAGCATCATTGCCTACAGGGTCTACATCATGGTGTAAAAATATTTTTACAGAAAGCGGATCGCAAGATAGTACAATTAATGCTATTCAAGCATTAACACAAGAATATAAGAATATTACTTATGTACCGCGTAATAATAATGAATTTTGGCCTAATAAGGATGAACAAGTAAATGCAGGTATAAAAATTCTGCAAGAATATTTAAAGAATAATAACTTAGAAGAATGCTTTCTTTGGCAGATAGATATAGATGAACAGTGGTCTGCAGAGCAATTAAAACAAGCAGAAGAACAGTTAGTAGAACATAACGGTAAAACAGGGTGCTTTCTTTGTAATTACTTTGTAGGTCCAGGTCTAGTAGCTGTAGGGCAATGGGGCGAGGGAAGATCAGGTCCGTATAGAAGATTATGGCATTGGAAAGGAGAGTCATTCAGGACTCATGAGCCACCAGTGCTTGATGGTAAAAATGGTCCAGGCCTGCTACTTAAGCCGAAATTCAACCACTACGCTTATTTCTTCGAGAAAGATGTAATATTTAAGGAGAAATATTATGGTTATAATGACTTAGTTAATAAATGGATAAAACTTCAAACAATACAAGATAATAAGGTTCATATATCCTCTCTTCTAGACATATATACAAATCACTGGGCCAACTCAGATACATTTATAATCAAATATAATAATGAAAGCAGCAATACTAACACACCTTAATCGACCTCTATCTGTTGAAGATATTGAACTTACACCTCTCGATTTAGGTCAAGTACTTGTAAAGGTTCTAATGAGTGGAATCTGTGGATCACAACTTCAAGAAATTAGAGGTGAAAAAAACAATGAAAAATTTCTGCCACACCTATTAGGGCATGAAGGTTGTGGTATTGTTCAAGACGTAGGTGCAGGTGTTACAAAGGTTAAGAAAGGAAATAAAGTCATAATGCATTGGCGTAAAGGTCAAGGTATTGAGTCACCATTTCCAAGATATGTGTATAAAAGTAAAAATATTTCTGGAGGGAAAGTCACTACATTAAGTGAATATTCTATTGCTTCTGAAAATCGATTAACTGTAGTAGATAACGATACACCTGCAGAACTATGTGCTCTTTTAGGTTGCGGTTTATCTACTGCACTAGGGGTTGTTAATTATGATGCAAATATAAAGTTTGGGGAAAATGTATTGATTTTAGGATGTGGTGGTATTGGTATTAATCTTTTACTAGGCTGTAAACTAGCTAACTGTGGAAAAGCTTATATAATTGATCGTGAATTAAGTAAGCAACAATTAGCTGAAGCAAATGGTGGTATATTCATTAGTAGCTTGTCTGAAATAACAGATAAAATAGATTGTATTATAGATACTGTAGGTAGTATGACGCTATTATCGGAAAGCTTACCATTACTTACTGATTACGGTAGAGCTATCTTAATATGTCAACCTAAAAAAGAAGAAGGTCTTTATTTTACTAACCCAATTAATTTCTTTGCTGGTGAAGGTCAAACAATACGAGCAACACAAGGTGGTGGGGTTTTACCAGATCGTGACTTTAAACGATATGTAGAATTATACAACCAGGGTAAGATCAATCTCGACAATATTGTAACCCATACACTGCCGTTAGAAAATGTAAATGAAGGTATTGAACTAGTAAAATTAGGCAAAGCAGGTAGAGTTTTAATTAAATTTGATAATATTAGTAATTGATTTTTTAAAAACAATAATATATTAGTATATGAGAAAAAACTGGTCAAAACAGGAACTTATTGATTTTGAGAATAGAATAGGAGATCATTATCTAGATAATAAACTACCCTTTCTTTTTCATCTCTCAGGAGGTAATGAAGATCAACTAATTAATATCTTTAAAGATATTAAAGAAGGAGATTATGTTATTTCTAATCATAGAAGTCACTACCACGCATTACTACATGGTATACCACCTGAAACAGTAGAGCAACATATTTTAGAAGGAAGAAGTATGTTTATCTACGATAGAGATCGTAACTTTTTTTGCTCAGCTATCATTGGCGCTACACCTGCTATCGCTGCTGGTATAGCCTGGGCACTTAAACGTAAAGGATCAACTCAACGAGTCTGGTGCTTTATTGGTGACGGTACAGAGGATTCAGGTCATACATACGAAGCTGTTAGATACGTCGATGGTTGGGATTTACCATGTACCTTCGTTATCGAAAATAACGATAGATCTGTTGAAACTACAAATTCCGAAAGATGGGGAACTACAGGAGATTATAAATGGTCATCACCAAATGTATTGAAGTATTATTATGATATTACATACCCTCACGCACGTAAACCGGGTATGATTGACTTAACAAAAGCTATTAGAAAAACAGATGAGGAATACTTTCCTCTATTGCAAGATATAAAAAACACTAATCTTATAAAAGATATAGAAGATAATATTTCTTACAAAGATGCTATTAATCTCTCAATGAAAGAATTAGGGGATGCAGGAGCTATTTTTATTGGGTATAATGTATTAAGAGGTGATGCTATGGGAACTTTAAAAGGTATTGATAATAGTCAAAAACTTGAAACTCCAGTGGCTGAAAATTTAATGACGGGTCTTGCTATTGGTATGTCGTTTGAGAAATTTTTACCTGTTATTTACTTTGAACGACATGACTTTATGCTTGTTGCTTTAGATGCTATCGGCAATCATATTGATAAAATTGAGCGTATATCACATGGAGAATATAAGGTACCAATTATAATAAGGGCAGTAACCGCAGATGGAGGACCATTTTACTCTGGACCAACTCATTCACAAGATTTTACTAATGTATTAAAAGAGCTAGTAAGCTTTCCAGTAATTGATCCTACGTTAGGTAAAGAAGTACTAAATGCATTTAGAAATGCAAAACAAAGTGGTAGACCAGCTATTATTATAGAGAGAAAGAGTAGGTATTAATTATTAAATGAAAAAAGAAATTCTTGTAATAGGTGATAGCTGTATAGATATTTTTGTACATTGTAAATGTGTAAGAATATGTCCAGAATCACCCGTGCCGTTATTAGAGATTGAAAAGCAAATTGAAAACGGCGGTATGGCTATGAATGTATATAATAACATACTTAGCTTAGGTACTAGTTGTGATATTGTAACAAATAATAATTGGAGAAACATTAAAAAGATTAGGTATGTTGATAATCATACCAATCATATGTTTATACGTATAGATCAAGCAGAGAAAACAAATAGAATCGATCTAGATACTTTAGATTTAAATTATAATATTATAATTATATCTGATTATAATAAGGGATTCTTAACCGAAGAAGATATAGAATGGATTACTAATCATCATAATTGTGTGTTTATAGATACAAAAAAACATTTAGGATCATGGATAAATCTAGCTAAATATATTAAAATTAATAATATAGAATATTCTTTCTCAAAAAATGTTATTACTCCAAGTTTAAATGCTAAAATTATTCAAACTCAAGGAAAGAGTGGTTGCACGTTTAACGGTAAGCAATATCCTGTTGATCCAGTATCAGTAATTGATGTAGCTGGTGCAGGTGATACATTTTTAGCAAGTCTAGCAACAAAATATTTAATTAATAATAATATTGATGAATCAATTATTTTTGCAAACTTATGTGCATCAAGAGTTGTACAAGAGAGAGGAGTTACAACAATAACGATATGAGTAAAGTTATAGCTGAATGCTTACCGGGTATAGGTCTTGGAAATAAAATGTTCATAAATGCATTTGCATATATTATATCTAAAGTTACAGGTAAAGAATTTGTACCAATTTATATAGAATATTTTAAAAATACTCATACTGATCATAATAATTTAATATTAGACAATCCTTTATATACTTTACCTTACGGTAACAACTATGTTAACTTAAATGAACTATATAATCACCCTGGTGATATAGTTATTAATTCTTATGTACAGAGACAAGAGTACTATACTGAATATAGAGAAGATCTTAGAGATTTTTTTCGCGAAGTAGCTTATAATGGAATACAGTCCGATAATACTGTTTTACATATTAGAAATGGTGATTATAGAGCTATAGGTGAATATTTAGGTCTAGATAACTATATTAAGTTTATAGATACAGTAGGATGTCAAGATTTAACTATTGTAGTTGAACATATTGATGATGACGTAAAAGAGTTGGCAAAAAAATATAATGCAACTATTTACAGTAAGAGTATACTAGAAGATTTTATTTATATAAAAAATGCTGGTACTGCTCTTATCTCTCAGTCAACTTTTGCGTGGTGGGCTGTATTTTTAGGTGAACCAACTGCGGTATATTTTCCTTTTACACAAACCAATAAAATGTGGAAAGAAACTCCAGAACAAGACGATATTGATTTATTCTTTTGTACGACTAAATCATATAAAATAATTATATGAGTAGTATACCGAATGACATAGTGGTTGAGAAAAATATATGGGGTAATTTTGATGAAGGAATGCAATTCTCATCGGGTTATAAGCAAAAAGAACAAATAAAAAAATGGGATACTTTAAAATCTCGATACAATCAAATAAAAGACATAAATTTAGTTGAACAAAAGATACCTAAAATTATACATCAAATATGGTTAGGTGGAAAAATGCCGGAATTTGAGGCAGAGTTATGTGATCAAATAAAGAAAAACAAAGGTGAAGATTGGCAATATATTTTATGGACAGAAGAATCTATTAAGAATCTTAAAAATTTTAAAAATATCGATTTTTATAATATAAGTCAAAATGTAGGTCAAAAATCTGATTTATTAAGATATGCTATATTATATGAATATGGAGGTGTATATTTAGATACAGATTTCTTATTAATAAAAAACTTTGATCAATTTTTAGGTTTAGATTTCTTTTGCGGTATATCATACGACAGTGAACCTAATGTTTTTAATGGACTTATAGGTAGCTCTATAGGTAATAAAATTATTGAAAGTCTTTTAACATTAGATAAGCCACTTACCTATGCTGATCCAATGTCTTTAATGGATTCTACAGGTCCATTTTTTTTAACGCGTAAAGTATTTGAAAATATAGATGATAATCCTCTTGTTGTAGCACTACCTAATTCTTTTTTCTATCCATTTCCTAACTTTAACCGAGATCAACTACTAGGTCCGCAGTATACAAATTATATTAAGTCTGAAACTATATGCTGTCATATGTGGTCAAGTAGATGGATGTAATTTATATGAATTCTAACAAGATAATATCAGGAGAATTATTTCAATCATTAGCACAGATATGTTTATATGATGAGATGACAGACTTAATTAGAAATCAGAATAATAGCTTACCTCAAAATCTGGTAAAAATGTCTGATTTAAAAGCTGAAGATATAACAAGCTATAAGATAATATATGTATACACTCAGTTTTTAGATGCTTTTTTTAATAAATTTTTTGATTTTTTATCAAACGACACAATTTTAATATCTCATAACTCAGATCTTGGTATACATAGCAATTATATAAAATATCTTAATAGCGATAAAATAAAAAAATGGTACTGCCAAAACAGAGAAACATATCATCCTAAATTATTCTCATTACCTATTGGTCTAGCAAACAGTCAATGGCCTCATGGAAATCAAGATTTAATAACTTCTATTAGAGAGGAAAACAATAGTAAGGAGATATTAGTATATAAAAATTTTGATATAAGTACTAACTATGGTGAGAGACAAATTTGTAATAGTATTACAAATAATAGTGGTATACCTCTTTCAAACAAAACGTCTATAGAAGAATACTGGCGGTTTTTGTCAAAGAGTGTTTTTGTTATTTCTCCTCCTGGTAACGGTATAGACTGTCATAGAATATGGGAATCACTCCTTTTAAGGTGTAGTCCTATTGTACTATCTAATGAGAGTTTTTCTGAATTTAAAGATCTACCTATTTTATTCGTAAATTCATGGGAAGAGGTAACTTTAGATTTCTTAAAAAATAACGTATATAAATATTCTGCAATGTTCAATAATGATATACCACAATTAATAATTGAATATTGGGATAAAAAAATAAACAATTATAATTAACCAACATATTAAAATGAAACCCCTATCACATCTCAAGATACAAGAATTATATAAAAAATTTGTAGCTGTAAACTATACTGACGAATATAGAGATCGTTATGTTAATTTACCATTACATAAAAATAATAGAAAGTGGAGATGGGAAGGTAAAGATTTTCCACGTATTATATCTCTACTGGAATTTGAGAGATATATTGAAAAGTATAATTTTGATATTAATAAATTATTAATTTTTAATGGAGAAATTGATCCTGAGTTAGAATATTTAACCGGTAGAGTTAAAAATATTGATAATATAAATTATCAAGATGATACTTTAAACAATGACTTACATACTCTAAATTTACCAACCAAAGATTATGATTTTGTGTGTTTACATCAAACATTAGAACATATTTATAATCCTCAACAATGTCTTAAAAATATACAAAATCATATGAAGCAAGGAGGATATTTATATATTAATGTCCCTGCATGTAATATACCTCATAGTGAACCATATCATTATTTTACTGGTTATACACCAATGGGATTAGCAGCAATAGCAGAGCAATTAGATTTTGAAATATTAGAGGTTGGTCAGTGGGGAAATCTTGATTATCATCTAAAATTATGGACAAGAAATCCTGGATGGAGTGATTATACTCAATTAAATAACCCTGGTCTTAATCAAATTGAAAATCCTATAATTACATGGATTCTTTTAAGAAAAAAATAATATGATAGGTATTATTAGTTTAGATACTATATGTAGTGTAGGGCATAGCTTATTTAATAATTTTAGACTTGCTCTTAAAAATTACCTACAGCAGCCACTGATCGATATCAGTTCTATTATTAATCTTAATAACATTAACACGTTAATAATTGTAGACGAGCACTATATTCCTCATAAACAAATATGGCAAAATGACTCTTTTATTAACGCGATAAATGAAAAAAATATTAAGGTTATAATATTTAATTTTGAAAAAATATATAATAGTCAATTTCCGTGGAATATAGAGATTCAAAACTTTGTAGAAAGGATTAAAAATCGTGTACAATATGTTTCAGATATAAAAGATGCAGAGATACTAAAAATACCATTTATTAATAAGCAATTATTATCAAAGAGTACACATCTCGCAGATGTAATTGAGAATAAGTCAGATGATATACTATTTATTGGTCAGATAAATGAATACTATCCAGCTAGAGCTGCACTACTACATGAATTACAGTCTGTAAATAGTAAAATAAAAATTATAAAGACAGATCGAAAATATAGTTACACAGAGTTTATAAATATATTAAATAAAACTAAATATATTTTAAATCCTCTTGGTACTGGAGAATTTATTAATTTAAGATTTTATGAAGCATTAAATTTAGGTTGCACAGTAATACAACAGTATACTGATGAAATGGAAAAATGGTATCCGGAGTTAAATCAGTCTAATGTTTTAAAGTTTAAAACTGTAGATGACTTTAAAAACTTAAATTTTAGCTCAGCTGCTACTTTTAAACAAAAATTCCTAGAAGATTATTTTAGTGAAATCAATCTAATATAAAAATGAATACACAAATAATGTTTGATATAGGAGCGCACGAAGGTCAATCCTCAATCTTTAAAGCAGTAGAGAATGAAAATTTGCATGTATATGCATTTGAACCTGTAGCTAAATTAGCAGATGATATAAAAACTAAAACAAATAATTTAAAAAATTATACATTAGTATCTAAAGCGGTCTCAGATTACAATGGTGAAGCTTTTTTTAACGTTAGAGGTGAAGGTGACTGGGGGCAAGGTTCTTTATCAGATTTTACGAGTAATATCGATACAGTATGGCCTGACTCTAATCTAAGATTTACAGATAAAATAAAGGTTGAGGTAATCAGACTAGATACTTTTATTGAGCAACATAATATTGAAAGAATTAATTATTTACATATAGATGCACAGGGTGGTGATTTAAGAGTTCTTAAAGGTCTAGGCAAATATATATCTATCGTGGATAAAGGAGTTGTAGAGGCTTCTAATCCTGATAAAATATATTATACAGATCAGAACACCGTAGATAGTACAGTTGATTTTCTTAATAAAGCCGGTTTTGATATCATTAGCATTGATTCGAATGATAATATATCAAATGAATATAATATACACTTTGAAGCTAAAAGGAATTAGATACATGTAAGGTGAAAGTATCTTATTTATTAGATCTATAGATTATGAAAAAAAAGAATTGTAGAATATCAAATAGTGAATTAGAAGAACTTTTTTCTTTAGGGGATTTATGCGTTTCCGATTTCTTAAAGAATGAAGATGAAGAGCCTGAAAAATTTGAGTTAAAGTTAATGCTTTCAAAAGAGTCGGGACTAGTACAATTAGAGTCAGGGGTAGACTCTGATAAAATGTATGGAAGATATTGGTATAGATCCGGGACTAATAATACAATGAGGAAGCAACTTAAAAATGTTGTTGATTCTTGTTTATACGTAAAAAGAATAAATAAACAATCTCTATGGCTTGATATAGCATGTAATGATGGGACTTTGCTTAGCTATGTACCAGAAGAAGTTTATAAACTAGGTATAGATCCAGTAGAAGATTCATATGTAAAAGAAAGTTCGAAGTATGCGAATCAAATCATACAAGATTATTTTACTAAAGAGTCTTATCAAAAAAGTATTTTTAAAAATAGAAAATGTGATATAGTTACTTGTATCGCTATGTTTTATGATTTGGAAGATCCCAAATCTTTCTTAAATGATGTTTATGAAATTTTAGATGACAATGGTCTTTTTGTAATCCAAATGAGTTATACTCCATTGATGATTAATCAATTGGCTTTCGACAATATTTGTCACGAGCATTTAATGTATTACAATTTGCATTCTATAAAATATTTAGTTGAAAGTTGTGAATTCAAAATTGTTGATTGCGAGCTTAATGATGTAAACGGAGGTTCTTTCAGAGTTTATTTACAGAAAAATATTTCTAATAAAAATTCTTTTGCAACAGCTCCTTATAGGGATGTCGCAAAGTTTAGAGTTGATTCTATATTAAACTATGAGAAAACTCTTAATATGAATGATCCTTCATATTATATAAATTTTTATGAAAAGATAAAATCTTTAAAAGATAAAACTTATAATTTTGTAAAATCTGAAAAAGAAAAAGGTAAAAGCACATGGGTTTACGGAGCTTCTACTAAAGGCAATACTTTGTTACAGTATTTTGGATTAGATAATACTCTAATAGATGGCGCAGCAGAAAGAAGTCCTTATAAATTCGGATTGAAAACAGTCGGTACAAATATTCCAATTTTCTCAGAAGAAGATATGAGAAAAGCTAAACCTGATTATCTTTTAGTTTTGCCTTGGCATTTTATTAACGAATTTGTTGACAGAGAATCTGATTTTTTAAAATCTGGAGGAAAATTTATAGTTCCTTGCCCGAATTTTGAAATTATATCTATTTAATTAGTTATAAATTCTTCTGTTTACTTATAGACTTTATAACGAACTATATTATAATAATAGTATGATCGTAGATATTCCCGTGTACTCAGGTTCATTAATTCACACTCGTTTCGCTTATCAATACTTTAAGAAAGATATCAATCCTATCGGTAGTATTATTGCTTTTAGAGCTCCGATGTATGTTATTGATGGTCTCATTGACCTAGAAGACTCTCTTAGTAAAGACTATATCTTTAGTGATGATGCTATTAACTTCTGCTGGGAGATTCCTAACTTGTGCCCGCTCGGTGCTGTCGCATTCCAGCGCTGGTTCAATGTAAATATTGCATTTACCTTATCTAAGCTTACCGGTCTTAAGATTGGTGTGGATGGTGATGATCTTATGGTAGATGAAACGTTTACTGGATCAGATCGAGTAGAACGTGATCAAGGTAAAGCTAGTGTATCTATAACCTACTCTAAGAATAATGTAGCTATCGGACATACCGGTATTAATATTAAGGCAGGTAACAAGGCTCCTGGATTCGCTTTCTCTACTAATCTTACTGACGGTGAAGCAAAGATCCTTATGGAGACTGTATGTAATATCTTTAATAATGAAATTAAAGATATTTGTATCGCTGCTAGTAAAGTAATTGTATGAATATATTCGACCTATTTAAAGAGTTATTCTTTAAGATAAAGACGGTCGACTGTCGTAATAGTGAAGGCATGCAATTGTTCATACCTTTTATGATTAATCGATGGTTATCCTTTTATAGTAAAGCGCAGACACTATTTGTTAACGAGACTCTTAACAAGTACTCAAATGTACTAGATGATAAAATGCAGATATATAGTATGTACTATAACTTAATTCCGAAAATGCATTTTAAAAAGATACCGTATGTAAAGAAAGTTAAAGATAGTCCAGAAAAAGAAATAGAGCATCTGTCACTAATTGCATCAAACTTAAACATCTCGATAAGAGAGATTAAACAAAACATAGAAATATATAATAACCTTAAAGCACGAACATTATGAAACATAGCATGGCCTTCTTAAACTATTATGTAAATAAGCATTATGCCTCTAGACATTGACCTACTACCTACTACTCGCAGTCTTATTGACTTATCATCTCATTCTGCAGGAGATTTCGGCCTCGATGACTACGAGCTAACTTTTATCTTAGACGATATTATGCTCGTCGAATATGTAGATATTTCTTCCGACGGTGATAGCATTACTCGTAACGGCCTCTTTGTACCAACAAACGCTCTTACAAAAGCCTGGAGAAAGGCTCGGGTTATTCTCACCGGACCTAACGTCAAGCACGCTAAAAAAGGTGATATTGTAGTCTTTCCAAATAATCTAGGTGTCACTGTTTCAAATATGGACATCGAAGGTCATGGTAAAATTAAGAAAGGCATATTTTTAAACGAAAGTAGAATTTTTGGTATCTGTAAAGAAAAAAATGAAAGTACAAAGACAATCTCTTGATAATATTTTATTATCGAACGTATGTGAACTCAGGTTTCTACGTAAAATTCCTGTAGCCGGTAAAGCACTTACACGTAGAATGTGGTGCACAAAGAGCTACGATTTACTTACCTCAACAAACGGTAAAGTATCGTTAAACTATAGAGCTCCAACTAAACCTAAAAAAGTTAATGAATCATCGGATAACATCCTAGTAGTGTGGGATGTGTTTATGCAGGATTACCGAGCTATTAGTATGCTAGAGTGTGAGCTAATTCAGCAGATTCCAGCTGACGAAACATTCTGGCAATTCTTTAACGACAATCTATATAATATGACTGCAGATCAAAAAGCAGCGTTTATGAATTCATGAAATTAGATCAATATAGCGAATGTTTTAAATATCTCCTTCTAAGAGAAGTTACCATTAAAATTAATAATAAAGTTATTAGAACTGGTAAAATTAAAAACTTCGCTATAAAGCAGTTTTACATAAAGCTGTTTATTGAAAATAATAAAGGTCATATTAGACTACTTGAGCTGCCTTATCCATTTAGTATATCTCAAGTAGATAAGATGACATCACTCGATTACAACATGGATACATTCTGTGGAAGTAATAAGGATCTTAAGTGTAAGTTAAAATTTCTGAGTAAGAAAAATGTTAGTAAGTTCTACGATACAGTGGTAGATATAACTGTATTGTAACGAACTAGATTATAATAATTATTATGTCACAAAGCTTATTACAGAGCTTCCCAGCTCCGTATACTCCTAATTCTGCGCAGGTTAAGTTACTAAATAAAATAGAAGAGGCATTTAACGATGGTTATAAATTTGTAGTATGCTGTGCTCCGACTGGTTCGGGTAAGTCATTTATCTCTAAGACTATTAGTAATAGTTCTAGAGAGCCGTCTAAAGAATTTGTAAATCTTGTTACTAGCTACGATGCCTTTAAGCATAACTATGGAGGGAGTTATGCAAGTGCTGAAGAGTGTGAGGATCAGCCTGCATTCGGTGCATTTGCCTTAACCATTACTAAGACTCTACAAGATCAATACAAGAGTATGTTTGAGGATACTTCAGTATTGAAAGGTAAGTCTAACTATCAATGTGCAATTGATGATAGCTATAATGTAGATATGGCTCCTTGTACCTTACTAAAGTCTATTAAAGAAGACTGCTGGTCAAAGAATAAGTGTCCTTACTATAACGCTAGAAACCAAGCACTAATCTCTAGCTTTGCAACGTTGAACTATAATATGTTCTTCTCGCTACCTAATCATGTTAAAAAGCGTGAGTATCTTGTATGTGATGAGGCATCTGAGTTGGAGGATCAGTTAGTAAAGCAGTTCTCGTGTACTGTTAACTTCGATACTCTCAAGAAGAGCGAAATTAATATCTCACCGTTTGATAGCTCTAACTATAGCAAAGCATTGAAGTGGGTGAGTCTAATGTCAGTAAGAATTAGCGAACGTATTGAAGAAGTAAAGGATATTATAACTAAAGGGTCAAAAGGTACAAAAACTCTTAGTAAGAACTTTATTGATGCTCGTAAGGCTGAGATGCTCGTGTTGAGAGCTTTGCAAACTAAGCTTGTTATTCTAGAAGAGACCTGGAACGATTGCGAGTATATTTTTGAGACTGACTTTAAGTCAGTAACCTTTGTACCTCTCAAGGTAAATAAACTATCAAGGTTTTTGTTTAACTTTGGTGAAAAGATAGTTCTTATGTCTGCTACTATTATCGATCATAAGAATTACTGTAAATCCTTAGGTATTGATCATTATAAGTACGTTGAAGTAGAGTCTTCTTTCGATCCTAGTAATGCACCTATCTATGTCCAGACTAAGGTTAAGTTAAGCTATAGTAATCTTAATCAGAATCTGCCTAAGATTAAGAAGCAGATAATGGATATATGTAACTTTCATAAAAATGAAAAAGGCTTAATACATACTCACACGAACACCATTACTAACTACTTAAATAAAAATATCAATGAAAAAAGATTCTTATTCAGAGAACCTGGAGTTAACAATGAAGATATCCTACAACATCATTATGAATCGTCAGATCCAACCGTTTTGGTATCGCCTTCAATGGGCTATGGGGTTGATCTCAAAGATGATCTAGCTCGATTTCAGATTATCATTAAGGCTCCATATCTGCCTATGAATGATAATCGTATCAAGAAGATAATGAAAATTGATCCTGATTGGTATGTAAATAAAATGTTAAGCTCTTTGATTCAGTCGTGTGGTAGAGCTGTAAGGTCTAAGAAGGATCATTGCATTACCTATATCTTAGATGGCGCTATTATCGAGAGTGTTATAAATAACAAGAATAAACTACCCAAGTACTTTTTAGATAGATTTGTTTGATTAAGTATTCTACACAGGTAGAATATGAAAGACTATACATATTTCTTTGAAATAAAGAACTTATTAACCCAATTTGTAGCTGCGTTTGACGAGACTACTATTAAACGGTATAATAAGGATAGGGAGCCTGGAGAGGTAATAGAGGTTAGATATGTACTCGCACCTAAGCAGCGAGTAATGTACGATATAGTTAATAAAGCGCAGAACTTAACTTTACCCGTTGTAGCAGTTAATGTTACAAGCATATCTCGAGATAATGAGAGAGTCTTTAATAAGCTTAATAACATACATAATTTTGTTAATGAGAAAGATAGTAGAACGGTGAGAATGCCCGTTCCTATTAATATTAGTGTTAGTATGTCCATACTAACAAGGTATATGGACGATATGGATCAAATTCTTTCGAATTTTATACCTTTTAATAATCCATATATTATTCTTTCATGGAAAGAACCAACAGGAGCAGGTAACGATGTATTTGAGATTAGGTCTGAAGTCCTATGGGACGGTAATATTTCACTGTCCTCACCTACAGATACAACTTATACAGATAAATTTAGAGTAGTAGCAGATACTTCATTTACTATTAAAGGATGGTTGTTTAAAGATAAAAATGAAATAGCGACACCTATATATTTTATAGATACAAATTTTAGTATACCAGGCAACAACACTAGCTTGGAAATATATAGCGATACAGATTTAGATTCGCTCTCTGCAACCGACATAGAGACTGTATCATTATCAGCCTATCCGACTATTACCAATTTATGGCATAACTACCAATCTAACCTACAGCCTGTATATACTAATCTTTCACTTAATGGTGCATTAACAGGTAGTAATAATTTTGTAATATACGGTTATAATTTCGACTATACAACAGCTATTGCTCTAAGTTCTAATAATAAAACGCTATATAATAGCTTAACATCATTTAGCACTGCGAGAATGGGAACAGTATCAGGCTTTAAACTTAGCAGTTACGAGATATTAAGTCAAAACATTTTAAGTGTAACTTTGCCGTATACCATCAACACAGGCCTAGTTGATGTTATGATAATAAATCCTGCAGGTTATGCTTCTACATCATCTATTAGTGGAGTAGACTTAAGATTAAACTTTAGTACCGCGGTATCAGGTTATCGTATGTCTGCTTTTAATATATCCTATACAGAGACAGTATCACAAGTTTTAAAATGGCAGATACAGGTTGAAATTACCAATCCGTCAACAGCTGAGCTTATAACGATTCCATATACTAGCTCAGAGATTACTACACCAGGATTAGTATCTGTATCTATTCCAGAATATACTAACACGGTAGCATACCAATATCAAACTTTCTGGAGAGAGTATAACACAGCATTTGGAGGATGGACTTCCTGGTTGCCTCTTACAAATAAAGGATCCGCCTATAATTACACAACCGGTTTAATGCAATACTATATAATACCAGGTGATTAGTCAGCTCTCTATTGTCTTGATAATGCAAAAAAGGTAATAAATATAAACAATGTCCGATCTCTCAACATCGCCTAATAATAACAGATCCTATGTTTCCGATGACGGAAGGTCTTCTACGTTCGGTAAGAATTTAGTTAATTATATACAGAATAAACTACCATACGTTAACGCTCGTCAAGAGAACGATCAGCTTAATACAAAATACAAATATTTCCGTAAAGCAGGAATCAGTAAAGCAGAAGCTCTTGCAAGGAACTCTATCTCATCATCTAACGAATTTAATAACCTACCAATAGGTGACATTGGTAAGGATACTTCATTCGGAGATGTAATGTATGCTAACATACAGCAGGATAAAGGTGGTAGACTTAGAGATTATAGAATAATGGCTGCCTACTCTGAAGTTGCAGATGCATTAGATGAGTTGTGTGATGAAACTATTAATGAAGATGAAAATAAAAATATCATTAATATAAGTTTTAAGAATATCGATCTCTCTTTAAGAGATCGTGAAACTGTTGAGACTGAATTTCAAAAATTTATTGAGTTTTTTGATTTTAAAAACAGAGGGTGGCAATACTTTAGACAATTACTCATCGAAGGAGAGGTATTCTTTGAATTAATTATACACGAAGATTATACTAATGAAGGTGTTCTCGGAGTAATTAACCTACCGTCAGAATTAATTGATCCTGTATACAATAACATACAGAATATGATTGTAAAGGGTTTTATATATCGTAAACCTATATACAATCCTAATAATCCTAATAAACTCGAAAAAATGGAGTTTATACCAATGGAAGAGAATCAGATCGTATACATTGAATCTGGTGTATACAACGAATCAAAAACCTTTGTTATACCGTTTCTAGAAAATGCGCGTAGACCTTATCGTCAATTAAGCTTAATTGAAGATTCTATTGTCATCTATCGATTAGTTAGAGCACCAGAACGACTTGTCTTTAACGTTGATGTAGGTAATATGGCTCCTCCTAAAGCTGAGTCATATCTTAAAAAGCTTATACAGCAGTACTGGTCACGTAAGACGTTTGACTTAGATCAAAACGATGTGGTTAAGAAGTTTAATCCTCAATCAATGCTTGATGCTTTCTGGTTTGCTAAGAGACAGGGATCAGAAGGTACCAGTGTGCAGCAGTTAGCGGGAGCCGGTAATCTAGGTGAATTACAGGACTTAATGTATTTTATTAAGAAATTGTATAGATCACTTAAAGTACCATCGTCACGAATTGATCCAGAAGACGCAGTAATAGATGGTGCACAAATATTAAGAGAAGAACTAAAGTTTGCTAAAGTAGTTATACGGATGCAACAGCATTTTGCAGCAGGTCTTAAGAAAGGGTTTATCACTCATCTCAAACTAAAAGGTCTTTGGGATAAGTTTGATTTAACCACTAATAATATAGAATTAGCTTTTAACGTACCTACTAACTTCTATGAGATGAGAGAAAATCAAAGATTAGAAGGTAAGGTTGGCAACTTTAATAATCTAGCTTCAAGCGAATTTATATCTAATACCTTTGCTCAGAAAAAATATCTAGGTTGGAAGGATAAGGATATATTAGCTAATAGAGAGTTCTTACGCAAGGACGCTGAATTGCAGTGGGAGATAGCTCAAATAACCAATAGCGGTCCAAACTGGATGGAGAATGTAGTTGTAGATGGAGGAGGAGAGGCAGGAGGAGATGCAACAGGTCTCGGTGCACCGCCTTCAGGTGGTGGTGAAATACCTTCCTTTGGAGGTGGCCCAGCCACAACTGATACTGGTGGTGGAGCAGAACCGCCACCAGCTGGCGGCGGTGAAGAAGCTGGTGCACCTCCGCCACCGCCAGCAGCATAATTGACTAAATAACAATATGCCTGCTGCTTGCGAAGTATCACCAGTTTCTGCCTTTTTATCAACCAATCTTAATAGCAAAATTGATTGCTATGAAAATCTAGGTGAACGAATAAAAAGATCATTAGGTTACCCGCTTATATCTTTAGAGATACATCAAGATCAACTATTTGAGAATATTCAAATAGGAGTAGAGATGTTTTCTAAGTTTGCTGGTTATACTCGTGAGTATCTTATATTTGATTCTAACCTGTATGAGAAGAATAAAGGTATTAGATTAGACTATCTATTCACTATAGCTAATACTGAGAGAACACCTGCTCAGAAAGTGTCTAACAGCCCTACTTTACCAGATCCTAACTATAGTATAACAACACCTAACACAGTATATGTAGCTACCTCAGCAGTTGGTGTCACATTTTTTAGTACATCATCAGCACTATCAGCACTATATACTGAGGGGATTGATCAATTTGATATACTAGATGAAACACTATATAGTAGTCTTACTAGCTTCTCTAGCAGCTTAACTGCTGCATTTACTAAATCACCGAGAAAGACTATTACACTAGCATGCGAGCCTACAACTGCAGTTACATATAGTAATGCTTTTGATTACGATGTAATGGATTATAGGAAAGTAGTAGATGTAGTAGATTTTGAGGAAGGTTCAACAACTGGTATCAATACCCTATTTACCTTAGAACAAACTTTAGCTCAGCAGACCTATTTCAGCTATGCACTAGGTAATTACGGGTTCGATTTGCTATCATGGTATGCACTAAAGGAGTTTATGGATACTCGTGAGAAGTTACTAGCTACTACTAGAGACTTAAAGTTCGATCCAAGAACACAGTATCTAACAATGTACCCTCAGCCAAATAAGAATAGGTTTTACGGAGTTATATCATGTTATGTAGAGAGACCTATTAGAGACTTAGTTAAAGAGCAGTGGGTATATCAATATGCATTAGCTCTCAGTAAAATTACTATTGGTAGAGTAAGAAGTAAGTTCGGTGGTGTATCTTTATTAGGTGGGGGATCTCTAAACTATGATCTGTTACAAGAGGGCTTAACTGAAAAGAAAGAACTTGAAGCACTACTCTATTCCGGTGCTACTCCAGGACTTTCTGATTCTGAACCTACTATGTTCTTTGTAGGCTAATTATGAGCTCTAAATATAAGCAAGGTACTTATAGACCAAAGAATCCCGATAAATTCATAGGTTTAACTGCTACCTATAGATCGGGTCTAGAGTTAAAATTCTTTAGGTTCTGCGATTATAATCCTAACATAGTAAAATGGTCAAGTGAGTCTGTAATTGTACCTTATATATCGCCTCTTGATGGTAGAGTGCATAGATATTTTGTAGACAACTATGTAGTTATTAAAGAAGGTAACAATCTGAAAAAGTACTTAGTAGAGATTAAGCCTTATAAACAGACCATGCCACCGCAGACCAAATATAGAAAACAAGAGCATTTAATATACGAGCAGAACATGTGGGCTGTAAATCAAGCTAAATGGACTAGTGCACAGGAGTATTGCAAGAAGAAAGGACTAAACTTCTTGATAATAACCGAGAAAGAACTAATTAATAGGAAATAGTTAACATGAGCATAAATAAATCTATATGTCATTAAAGCTTAATCTTCTAATTGGTCAAACTGCTCATGAGGATTCTTTTGAGTATATCGTAGAAGAGACTAATCGTAATACACCGTCTAACCTTTACATCAAGGGGCCATATATGATGGCTGAAGGTATCAATAAGAATAAACGTATTTACCCAATAGACGAACTTCGTAATGAAGTCAGTCGATATAATGAAGAGATGGTCAAAACAGGAAGAGCAATGGGAGAATTAAATCACCCTGCTGCAGCTGATGTTAATTTGGAAAGAGCGTGTCATATAGTAACTGAATTATATGAAAAGGGCAATGTCTTTTACGGTAAATCTAAAGTCTTAACTACACCGTGTGGTCAGATTGTAAGATCATTAATTAATGATGGAGTTAAAGTAGGTATGTCGTCTCGTGCACTAGGTACTCTTGAAGAGCAGAGAGGTCATAATATAGTAAGAAATGTAAAGCTAATCGCTGTAGACTGCGTAGCAGATCCATCATATCCACAAGCTATTGTATCAGCTGTATTAGAGTCTAAACAATGGATATTAAACGATCACGGAAAGTTTGAAGAAGCCTTTGATGTATTAGATAAGACGTTAAGCAAGCTACCTAAGAAAGATGTAGATGGCTTTTTATTGCAACAAATTATGAATTTTATTAACAAGCTATAAATATTGTATATGAAAGTTTCTTCTCAGAACAAACCAGGGTCAACAGACATATATAGTATACATAAATTTATTTCTGCCCTTTCTTCAAAAAACTATGCAGCAGCTAATAAATACTTAAAGAGCGCTATTGAGTCAAAGCTCAAGAATCGAATCAACAATCAGCTCGATACACCTTTATTCTAACACATGAAAGTTAAAAACATTTTACCTGATCAAGTTAAAGATCTTCTTACTGAAGACTCTTTAAATACTATCGAGACTGCTCTTCAAGAAAAGACAGCTCTTCTTATTGAGACTGCGTTAGTAGATCAAGATGAGTTATACTCACAAAAACTGCAGCAGCTAATGAAGGCTATTGACAAAGATCATACCTCGAAGCTAAAGCGGGTGGTTGAAGCAGTAGATATTTCAAACGCTCGTAAGTTATCAACCGTTGTCAAACGGTACGAAAAGGAGATCAATAAGAACGCCAAGTCCTTTAAAAATACCTTAGTCGAGTCTATTTCTGATTACTTAGAAGAGTATATCGACGAATCAATTCCTAAGGATGCAATTGTCGAAGCTACTAAGAATAAGACTGCTCTAAGTGTTCTAACCAATCTACGTAAAGTACTTGCTGTAGACTCCGCTCTAATGAAAGAGTCGGTTAAGGTAGCAGTTCAAGACGGAAAGACTCAGCTAGATACTCTTAGTGAGCAAATAACTAAGTTAGAAAGGGAAAACAAAATTCTTAAAGAATCTTATCTAAAGACCAAATCCGATCTTATCCTCGAAGAAAGAACATCAACTCTTCCCGATAAGAAGAAAGAGTATATCAAGAAAGTACTAGGAGATAAGACACCTAAGTTCATCGAAGAAAACTTCGATTATACCCTTAGACTCTTTGATAAGAAAGAAAAGGAAAAGATTTCACAGCTTAAGGATGAAGCCTTTAGTCGTAGAGTAGTTAAAACTGATGCACCACGCGTCAATCTACAAGAGTCTACCACCAAAACCACTAACCCTTACGTAGACGCTTTACAGCGTAATAGATAATTTTTCACCCTAATAATGAGGTACTTCGGTACCTGAGTAACATAGATTCAATCTATGAAGGTCGAATAAAAGGAAAATATAAAATTTATGAATAAACCACAGACATTTATTGATAGATCAAGAGCTGAGACCCTTCTAGAGAAGTGGGCTCCAGTACTTGATTTCAAGTCAAACTCAATCAAGGAAATTGAAAACGAGAACACTCGTCTCAATACTGCTATTCTTCTTGAGAATCAAGAGAAATGGTGCTTTGAGCAATCAGGTAACACCTCTGCTTTAGGATCTGCAGCTGGTAATGCTCCAACGGGCTTTACTTCAAGCGACACCTATGCTACTGGTGACTCTCGTTTGCCTAAGATCCTTATTCCAATGATACGTCGTACGTTTCCAGAATTGATTTCCAATGAAATCGTCGGTGTACAGCCTATGTCTGGCCCAGTCGGTCTTGCTTTCGCTTTACGCTATAAGTACGACACAGCTGGTCTCGGTTCTGGTGGTATAGACGGCTATGCTGGTGGTACTGTTAACGCTGGCACTGCCCTAGGTACACATACTACTGTTGGCAATGCTAACGGTAGAGAGCTAGGATACCAGTATGTAGATACCAGATTCACTGGTACATCATCGGAAAGACTCTCTGGTAACGCTGCATGGTCCTTCACTCAACAAGATCAAGGTGTTGCTGAAATCCTCAAGAACTTTGAGATTCAAAACAACATCCCACAGGTTAACGTAACCTTCGAGAAAACAGCTGTTGAAGCTGGTACTCGTAGATTAGGTGCCCGTTGGTCTGTTGAGCTCGAACAGGATCTTAAGAACATGAATGGTATCGATATCGATTCTGAAATCACTAACGCTATGTCGTATGAGATTCAGGCCGAAATCGACCGTGAAATGATCATGAGAATGGTCCAGTCAGCTCTTAATGCACCAGGTGCTCAAGGGTACTCCTTCTGGAACCCAGCTTCTGCAGACGGTCGTTGGTTAGTTGAGAGAAATAGAGACTTCTATCAGCGGTTAATCATTGAAGCAAACAGAATCGCTGTCCGTAACCGGCGCGGTGCTGCTAACTTCATCGTTGCTACTCCTCGTGTTTGCGCTATCCTCGAGATGCTCCCTGAATTCCAGTGGGTACCTGTACAGGGTGACGTTTCAACACAGCCAGTAGGCATCGCCAAGATTGGCTCTGTTGGAGGTCGGTTTAGCGTTTATCGTGATACACGTACTGAAGTACAAAACGCCACTCAATATGGCACTCAAGGATACACCTCACAAGCTGATGGATCTGCATATTCTAATACTGTAGAATACGCTCTTCTAGGCTATAAAGGTCCTGAGTTTTACGACACCGGTATCATCTACTGTCCTTACATTCCGATCATGGTACAAAGAACCATCGGCCCGAATGACTTCGCTCCACGTGTAGGCTTGCTTACCCGTTATGGCGTTGTCAATAACATATTCGGTTCCGAACTCTACTACCATGTCATCATTATCCAGGGCTTAGGTCAAGCGTTCACTCCATCCAATCAGTCAGTCTACTTTTGATAGGTAACTAATCAAATAGACACAATTAAGCCCATAGGAGAGCAATCTCCTATGGGCTTCCTATTTTATAACAAACTATAAAATGATATTTTTGTACAAAAAGACATAAATAATAGTATGGCATTTACTTCATATAACAATCAAGCTCTGTCCGCTTTTGGACAAACTCCATCTAATCTTGTATGGTCTGTATCTGGTACCGGCTCGACTAAAACTGTTGAACTGCTTACCGTTGGCACTGGTCCACACAATAGTCCTACTCTAGCATCTAAACAGGTTAGAGGTCTCCTATTTAACTCATTACCCGGTGCCGGTACTGGTATCATGGTAACATTATCTGCGTTTAGTGGTACCAGCTTTAGAGTTGATAGAGCGCATAACGGCGCTACCTTAAGTATACTATTTACAGATAACTCATCTTCGTTCTTTGTCTGCCAAACTGCTACTGCTGTTCAGTCCTTAACTTACAACGGTTTTGACAGTGTCTCTCCAGAGGCTAGACGTCTTGCGCTATTAGGAATGTACTAAGATACATATACTATTTACAAAGGGTTTGCTGCTATTAGCCTTGTGTCTCTCCCTATATAGACACTTTATTGAATAGTATACCTACAATATAATAACTGCAGCAGACACAAAAAAAATGCCGTGTATCCTACGATAACACGGCATTTTAGTATACTGTTTTAGTATCTTTTATGCTTCAGACACTGAGGTAGGTGCTGGAGCTACAATCTTTTCAAACTTCTTGAAAAGAATAACAGCAGCTTCAGCAACCTGAATACCGCCTGCTTTGACTGCAATATCAAGTAGCTGTAGTAATACTTGAGCTTCGTTTTTCGTGAATGATACGTTTGTTTCTTCTTCCATAATAAACTAATTTAATATACTATTATTACATTTCAACTAGATACTAGACTTCTTTCCCTTTGTTTGAAGTAATGTTAGACTTTTTTCTCTTTGCTTGAAGTAATGGTTCAACTACCGGTTCAGGCTCTACGATAACTTCGGGTTCAGGCTCTACGATAACTTCGGGTTCAGGCTCTACGATAACTTCGGGTTCAATATTAGGTTCAGGCTCTACGATAACTTCGGGCTCTACGATAACTTCGGGCTCTACGATAACTTCGGGCTCTACGATAACTTCGGGCTCTACGATAACTTCAGGTTCAATAATAGGTTCAGGCTCTATCACTGGAGGGAGTGGAGGAGCTGACTGTGCAGTTATCCAGGCTCTTAATGGCTCAACGCAATTAATTACAGCTTGAAATGCTGCAGCTACTTCAGGTACCTCGTTAATAGCTTGCCATAGTTTATCAGTATGTACTGATTGTACAAAACTACCTTGACCGATTTCTTGTAAGGTAGGATTGTAAGGTAGTAGCTCAATATGAACTGATCCAGAGTCTATAGATGGTGAGTGAACATTAAGATTATATACCCACTGATCTGTGAATGTCTTTCCAGGTATCGAAGGTACGACGATTGGTGTTGGTGCAATGATTGCCATAATTGACTATTTAATTAGTTTTTATAAATTTTCCACAACGATTTATTCACCTATTGAAGGTTCAGGTAATGGAGGAATAGGTATTAGATCAGACATAATAAAGGTTAATAATTGTTATAATATGCGCTTAGCAGAACATCTTGTGCGTAACTAGAACCAGCAAGACCATAGGTACGACCAGCAGTACCGTTACGAGGTACGCAGAAGATTCTACCATCGAACAAAGCAACAGAACCAGCAAAACGCGGATTAGCACCTGGGTATGTACCGGTAGGTGTTGTTACTGTGTTGGTGATAGGATTATATACCCGTGCGGTTGTGGTGTTACTTGGAGTGCAAAATACATTACCGTTTGGTAGCAGTGCACCTCCTTGATGAGCTTCAGTACCAGGAAAACTAGCTGGTGTACTTGTTACTGAACCTGATACCGGGTCATATATACGTCCTGAAGTTGAGCTGAATGGTACACAGAAAACTCTACCGTCAGGTAAAAGTACACCTCCGGCGAAAGCAGTACTACCAGGAAACCCCGAAACAGTAGTTATAGCATCATTATTCGGATTAACTATATACGCCTGTGTTGAGCTGAATGGTACACAGAAAACTCTACCGTCAGGTAAAAGTACGCCACCTGCAAAAGCGTTAGAGCCAGGATAAATAGTACCTGACTCATATAATGTATTAGCTACCGGATTGTATATATAACCTCTTGTATTACTTCTAGGTATACAGAAAACTCTACCGTCAGGTAGAAGAACACCACCATGAATACCAGAAGAACCTGGATAAGTACCAGAAGGTGTTGATACAGTGTTATCAGTAGGGTTATATATTCGTGCCGATGTTGAACTTGAAGGTACACAAAACACTCGGCCATCTTTTAAGAGAACGCCACCGATAAACGTATTTGTAGCACCGAAACCGCCCACGGTAGTAGTTAAAGTATTTGCAACTGGATCATAAATGCGTGCAGTGTTAAGATTTGATGGTACACAAAACACTCTACCATCTGTCATAAGAACACCGCCGTGCAGACCACTACTACCGGGAAATGTACCACCTGTCGCGCACAAAGTGTCAGTTATTGTAGAGTTTTGAGCCGTACTAGAAACACTTGCTTTATACTTAGGGTAATGAGCCGGTCCGATATTAACCCAGTCTATCGTACTGCTCATATTACTGCGTAGTGTAGTTATCATATAAGGTTACCAGAGACATTGTATGTGTTAGCTGCGGTACACACGATAGAAGCAGCTGCATGAATACCTGCTGTAGTTCTAACACTACCGAACGAGTTTAAAGTATTACCGGTACCAGCCACTATCGTTACTGCACCTGCACCGCCTTGTATTATCATTACATTATAACCAGTACTTACAGTATTCTGTGTAGGTAGTGTAGCACTAACAGATGCAGCGTTTGTAACAGTAAGTACAGTACCAGAATGAGTTAGGTTAAGTGTTAAGGTAGCTGCAGCTGAGGTTACAGCTACACGATCAACTTTAAGAGGAGTTGTAATTGTACCTAACTTATCAACAGTAAATACAGACGCTAAAGCTGATGCACCTGTGGTACTTGTTTGTAGCTCTATCAGGTCACTAGTTGCGCCGCTAGCTGTATTAAGTACAGCTACTTTAAACGCTGTAGGATTACCTGTGGTATTCCATGTCTGTAAAACGTGTAGAGCACTACCTGACAGTGCACCTGATCCCGCTAATTCAGTATCTCTTATATCTAACTTACCTGCAGGTACATTAGTACCAATTCCTATATTAGTATTAGAGATTACAAATGTATTTGAGTTATACGGTCCCATTGTAACCACATCAATTAAAGCAGAATCTACTTGAATTATCGGTAATCCTGCTGCATCATTAACAGAAAATATAGTACCAGTTAAAGAATCAGAAACACTAAGTAATCTACCAGTTGCTCCATCTATAGAGAATCTATCAAGCGCACTTGTTGCAGATGTGTAACTAGTTATATTTAACCCACCAGCATTATCGTACGATAATCGAGGCGCTGTAGAAAGGGGAGTAATTACACTTGATCCCGCTGATTGAGAATCAAAAATAATAGAGCCTGATGCTGGTACCATTAATACGTTTGCCATTATAATTATTTATTAGAGTTATTTTATATTGAATCTAGATTTAGTAGCATTAAAGTTTTGTAGAACTTCCTGTGCTGTTAGAGCTTTATTGTAGACTTTGCAAATTGCAAGACTGCCATTATAAAAGTAGCTAGGAGAGCCGCCTCCATACGCTCCAATACGACCGCCTCCACTATCGGTAGGTATAGTACCGCTCCGGGTATCAGCACTTACCAACACGCTATTAATATAAAGCCTTTTAAATCCAGAGGAATATGTTCCGACTACCTGATACCAATTAGAAGTATTCATGTACGTTGACGTAACAACAGATAAATCACTTTGCCCGCCTGCTAGAGTTCTCCATTTTATAAGAGTGCCTTCCTGGAATAAAGAGTATTGGGTATTTACAGATCCTTTCTCAAACCAAAAACCATTTTGCGTGGTTGCATTAGTTTTAATCCACACTTCTACAGATGGTGTCTGTGTATTGAAGTCTGTATCATTCGGTATATCGATATACTTGTTACTTGAAAACTCAAAACTTTTAATTTTTGAAGAACTATATGTTGGTGTATTAATAAGCGAGCCGTTTTTACGTCGTCTGCTTCTATCTGTAAAGACAGCACCGGTACCAGCATAACTCTTTACATCTGCTGCATCGAGGTGAAGTACTAACCCTTCATTTTCTATTCTTGGACCAGTACTTGAGCTCATAGGTTATACCTCCCTCTAGCAGCGTTAAAGTTCTGTCGTATCTCATCAGTAGTTAAAGCCCTATTATAAACTCTAAAAGTAGAACAGCTCATAGGTATAGAATAACCGGTAGCAGTTCTCCAACCTGATATTCTTCCAAGACCGCTATTAAAATTTCTATTACCAGTATTCTCTGTACCTACTTGTTGTGATAGTGTCTGCTGAACTGTATTAACAAACATCTTATTATTAGTATAGCTAACATCGCTTCTCATTTCGAACACATAGTGTTTCCAATTATTAACTAACCCTAAGCTAGTGACCGTAGCAGACGATATACCATAAAGATCTCCAGCACCTGTATTAAACCCTATATGACTGGTTACACCGGTAACATCATAAATGTTCCATCCGAAAAACATTCTATTATTATAACCTGCTCCAATCTTTGCCCACATTTCAACTGTTGTAGTAGTACCTAAGCTAGGTGCAAAGAAGTCTACATAATCATCAACACCGTCAAAAACTAATGCACCTGAGTTAGCAGTATTATATGACAAACTATTAACCAGTGTTGCATTATTTCTATTACCGCTTCTATCTATCCAGGAAGTTCCAGTTCCTGGATAGCTCTTTCTATCGACAGCATCTAAACACAATACTAACCCACTAGTGACAATTTTGCTTTGGTAATTACAAGCCATATTTAAATCTCTGTTTGAAGTTTGTTCACATCTTTACGTTCACCGAAGATTGTGTAGTTATAAATACCAGTTGACCCGCCAACAACAACTCTTAGATTGTCTTGTGATACAACATATAATTGCTGATAAGAACCAATTGGTGTGAGTTGAACTGTTACATTATCTTCATGAACGAGACCTGACCACTCTTCTGGCAGCTCAATGATATTTTCAGATGTCTTACCTCTAACAAGCACACTGTGCTGATTACTTTCAACAACCCCGTATTGAAGTTTTTTACCTTCTCGGGTTGGGTGATCAATTAAGAATGATTTAGTAGCGGCTGAGAAATGACCTGCTACATTAACAGATCCATCTGCAGCGATAGTCATACGAGTCGCATTGTTCGTCTGGAACAGTAAGCCTCGTGCAACTCCACCCCCGGCTACGGCGTGACCGATGACACCGCCGATAGAGCTAGCGCTTAACGTTAACCGCTCGAAGACCGTGTTGTTTGAGGAACTCGTTCCATATATATTGAACGTCTGCGCCGCTATTCCGTTACGTAGACCTAAGATATTAGCAGCGTCTCTTTCGAGATACACACTAGCTGCGGCATCACCGAGTATTGCGCGTTCACCGTATAGAGTTCCAGAAGCACTTAAACTACCACCTACAGTAACCTTATGGACTGTATTTGTGGTACCTATACCAAAGTTACCATTAGTACCATTTACGATATACTTCGGAGTAGTAACATCATTATTGTTGTAAAATTGAAACTCGTTAGTAGATAGAACATCAAAGCGAGTAGCAACATAAGCGTCAGTGCGATAGAAGTCTAACCGTGAACCAGTACCTGTAGCAGTTCGTATTTTAAGAGTTGTAGGAGCACCCACAACATTCTTATACACCACTAAATCTGCATCAGGTGTTGTAGTGCCGATACCTACTTGGCCAGTACTTGATATCGATACTCGAGCAGTACCGCTTGTCTCTAAGTTAAAGTTATTAGCATCATTGGTACCGATCGTAACAGTACCTCCGAGGGTATTACCTCCATTTACAATATAACTTGCACTGTTAGTGTTGGTAGTTGTATAAGCGCTATTCCACAAATTAGAATTACCGCCGTTGACAAATACAGCAGAAGCCATAGTTGTTGCACCGGTCTTATCAACTTTAAAGTAACTCGTACCACCTATCTGTAAATCTAATAACTTACTGTTAGTACCAGATGCAGAACTATTAACATTTAATTTAATCGCTGTAACATCAACCCCAGCTGCATTCCAAGTATGAGAGATATTTAGAGCAGCACCAGATAGGTTAATTGCCGATGTAGTATCAACTATCTCAAGCTTAGATGTTGGTGTGGTGGTCCCTATACCAACATTACCGCCACTAGTCACTGTCATCCTGGATGAGCCAGCAGTCTCAAGATTTAAATTAAAGTTATCGTTAGTACCTATAGTAATATTAGCACCTTTGGTATTACCGCCGTCGAGGATATAATTAGCGCTATTAGAGGCTACTGTAGAATATACACTAGACCAGTTCGCGCTATTAGCATTTGTAGTAGTGTAATTACTATTCCAATTCGCGCTATTAGCACCGGTCGTTGAATATACACTATTCCAGTTAGCGCTGTTAGCGCCAGTAGTAGTATAGACACTGCTCCAGTTAGCGCTATTAGCATTTACCGTAGTATATATACTAGCAGTATTAGCACTGACAGCGGTTACAGCTAAATATGAGCTACTCCAATTAGCGCTATTAGCATTTGTCGTTGAATATACACTGTTCCAAGATGGACTATTTGTATTGACATTGGTATAAGTACTGTTCCAATTAGCGCTGTTTGGAGCCACTGATGTATAAGCACTACTCCAATTAGCGCTGTTAGTGCCTGTGGTAGTATAGACATTATTCCAGTTAGCACTATTGGTTCTGGTAGTTGTATATACGCTGCTCCAATTCGCACTATTTGTACCGGTAGTTGTGTAGTTACTATTCCAATTAGCGCTGTTTGGAGCCACTGCTGTATAAGCACTACTCCAATTAGCGCTGTTAGCATTTACTGTCGTGCTTGTACTAGCGCCATTAGCACTAACAGCTGTGACTGTTGCGTAAGTACTATTCCATATGTTAGAATTACCACCGGAAGCATATACAACATTAGTTGCACTTATATTACCTACAACTGTTAGCTTTTCGGTTGGTGTTATCGTACCAATACCTACATTACCTGATGTTGGATTCAGTAAGAGATTATAAGTTGAGCCGGATTGTAATCTTAAATCCTGATTAGTTGAACGAATATAAGTATCAGTTCCGGCAGATTTATTAAGCGTTAAATCTCCATACTGAAATGTCACTCCAAATTGGAATGATGTTACCTGTAAAACATCTATTTTTACCGGATTTCCTGCATAGCTATTTATTGTAAGATTGCTGCCAACCATGCCCATTGAAGCTAAACTACTTGTGCCGAAAAACAGACTATTTGTGACCCTGCCGTTACCATTTAAGTCAAGAAGATATCCCGGAGCCGTTGTACCTATACCAACCTTACCGGCAATTAAAGTTCCTCCTGATGAGCCAGCTGTTGCATTACCGATTCCTATTATACCAGCACTAAGTCTCGATATTCCTGTATCGGGTCCATAATCTCCGCCAATATTGTCATTTTTATTAAAGATAAATTGACCTGTAGTACCACCAGCAACAAAAGCTCCAGTTACAATTGAATTTACATAAGTTGAATATGCATCATTAACAAAAGTAACGAAATTTATCTTTGAGGGAAGAATATTACTATATGCTGCTGGTGATCCATTTGCTTGAAACTCAATGTATCCAGCTCCTAAATTGACCGAACTACTTTTAGCACCTGATGCTGTAATCCTACCTAATGAATCATTACTAAGAACTGCTGCACCTGAAGCCCTTCTTCTTATAAACTGAGCTATAGGTACGGTAGTATCAGTGTCATTTTGTACTACCAATTGAGCTGCACCAGATGTAGCTTCTGAATAAATATGTAGTAGGTTTGTTGGCGAAGTCGTTCCAATACCTACGGTACCTGCATTTGTTACGGTCATTTTTGTAGTACCGCCAGTTTCGAGATTTAGATCAAAACTATCATTAGTGCCGATTAGTAAGTTTGTGCCCTTCGAATTACCACCAGCTAAAATATAATTAGCACTGTTAGCATTAACAGTTGTATAAGTGCTATTCCAGTTAGCGCTGTTACCATTTGTAGTAGTGTAATTACTATTCCATGAACCAGAATTACCACCTGCAGCATATATAATACTATTTGAACTTATACTACCAGAGACAGTCAATCTTTCAGACGGACTAGCTATACCTAAGCCTACAAATCCATTGTTTGCAAATATAATATCTCCAGTACCTTCAGCATCAATAAAATGTGCAATAGGTTGTGTACCGGTCTGTCTTACATATAGAGCTGGACCAGTACCTGTGTTAACTACAGATAGCGCGCTAGTTACACTGACACTTGTATTTAGATAAGTGAAATCACCTTGAACGGATAAGTTACCAGTTACGGTAAGATTGTTAAAGGACGGGCTACTGTTTGAAGAGACGAAATTTGCACTAGCAGCGTTATAGCTACTATATACATTACTCCAATTCGCACTATTAGCACCTGTAGTAGTATAATTACTATTCCAATTAGCGCTGTTTGGAGATACAGCAGTATAGGAACTACTCCAGTTAGCGCTGTTAGCATTTGTCGTTGTGTATACACTAGACCAGTTAGCGCTGTTAGCATTTGTCGTTGTGTATACACTAGACCAGTTTGCACTATTAGCATTTGTAGTAGTATAGTTACTAGTCCAGTTAGCGCTATTAGTATTTACAGTTGTATATGTACTATTCCATAAGTTTGAATTACCACCAGATGCATATATAACATTAGACGAACTTATAACACCAGCGACAGTAGTACTACCTACAAACTCAGCATTAGTTGCTTTAATACTACCGGCAAACGATCCTGCACCACTCGTACCGATACCTATAAGACCAGCTGATATGCGAGTTATTCCAGTATCTGCACTAGCGCCGATATTAGTATCAGCAGATGCAGAGTTTGTACTAGCCCATACAAGTCGCATTTGAGAATCAAAACCGACACCTCCGATACCGCCGCCCATGTTTAATGAAAACTGAACAGCGCGGTTATTTCCATTAAAGACTTCAAAGCCAGATGCTCCAAGCATACCGTACGCACTATCGTCAGCAAGCCGGACCGCAAGCCGACCGGTTCCAAATGAGCTGTTACGTACTGCAGTAAATGTATTAGTAGTACCTCCAATTCTAATAAGTTTTGTACTGCCTATATTAACATCTGCTAATGAGCTAGTACCAGCTACACTAAGAGTAGTAGAGAATGTACCAGCAGCTGCTGTAATTGAACCATCTGCACTATCATTACCGTTCCTAACCTTGAGAGTAGTTCCAGATCCAACAATAGAGCAATACCCACTTGTACCTCCACCAATGAGTAGTCTACTAGCTCCTTGAGCTGCAAACTTATGAGGGAATCTAATACCAGAATTAGATCTAGTTGGGTAATACTCAACTGACATTACATTGGTACTATTACCAGGAGGGGATGTAGTCTCCAACTCTAATTTAGTTAAGTAGTTACCTCCGAGACTAGCTCTCCAAACTCCCCACTGCGAATCACCGGTAATATTAGTTGCAGTATACCAGCTACCCCATGCACCTGCAGAATTATTCCAAAGTCTAAAACGAACGCTTTGTGCGTTTTGCAGATAGTAGCACCTTAAGATAGCTGTCCCCTCCGCGTAAACCATTCCGTTTACATCTGTAAGTTCTGATGAAGGCCACTCTATCGTCTGAGTAAACACACCACTCGCTGCAGCAGTACCAGTATTAGTAACGGTTAGACGCGTGTTGTAACCGTGTAAGATATCGTTAGTAGCTGCATCTAGTAACCATGGTGTTGATGCGTAGCTAGTGCTAGCACTATACGAATTATTTAAACAAGCATAATTATTAAGTACTCGTTGCTGAGTACCTGTCTCATCTGCTATAGTAACTAAGCTCGTAGGTGATATAGCCATACGAGTTGACCCATCCATAAAAAATTGTATAGATCTCGTTGTTCCACCTACACTTCCCTTTTCTGTTTGAAATCTAAGTATGTTAGAGTCCCACTTAATGTTTAGGCGCTCAAATGTAGTGGCGTCTGTGTAGGTGTTGTAGAGTCTGAATGCTTGAGGATTGACGCCGTTGCGTTGAGCTAGAGTTCCAGCTGCGTCTCGGAAAAGTGCTGTATCATAAGTTGCTCCTGTACCTCCACTTGAAAAACCTATACCTCCACTGCTCGATGTTATAAGTCCAATTATGTTTACATCAATATAACTAGTAGCCCTAAATCCTCCTCCTCCTATAAGGGTTACACCAGTAGAACCTGCTAAGGTTAAGTCTCCTAGCTTATTAACTTTAAACTTACTAACGGTATCCACTTGCAAATCTAAAAGATTACTAGCCGCTCCAGAAGCTGTATTTGTTACATTTAACTTGATCGCGTTCGGCGCGCCTGTTGTATTCCAGGTTTGAGCTATATTTAAAGCTGAACCTGATAAAGCACCTGACACCGCTAGTGTAGTATCTAGTATATCCAGTTTAGCAGTAGAACTACTTGTTCCTAATCCTAGATTTCCTGAACTTATAAAACTATTACCATTTCCTGTTATAAATACAGTATTTGAATTAGATCCATTGAACAAATATAAAGCTCCAGATCCAGTACCTTCGTCCACTAACCAAGCCGTTCTATCATCATCAGCTCTTTTTAATTTTAAACCATCTACAGATCCTGTCGTTACTATTTCTAATTTAGTGGATGGAGTTGTAGTTCCAATACCAACATTACCGGTAGCTCCATCAAGAGTTAAAGGAGTTTGACCACTATTTTGGCTTGCGAATCTAAGAAATCCTGATGTATTACTGTTCGATGAAGTTATATTCCACCAGCCGAAGTTACCATTTCTTAAGGTTAGAGTTACATTCTTCTGAGATCCAGTACTATCAGAAATATCGAGTATAGTAGATGGAGTTGTAGTTCCAATACCAACAAAGCCTGCGCTGGTCACAGTCATCCTCGTCGTACCTGCAGTAGCGAACTCTAAGTCTCTATTTTGACCTGTACCTACTGCACTTAAACCAATCTGAGTAGCGCTTGTTGTACCGGTATTCGTTCGAATAAAGAATCTCTCGTAATTAGAAGCATCAGTATAGGTTCTGTATACTCTTAATTCTTGTGGATTAACTCCATTACGTTGAGCTAAAGTTCCGACCGTATCTCGTAGTATAAACAGGTCATTACCGCCGTTGTAATTGTTATTGGTATTGTTCCAGCTAATACGAGCTGTGTTAATTAAACTAACTCCATTGTAGTTACCAGCCGGATGGTATAGATTGTAACCAATTAAGGCACCTTCTGGTCCAGCGATATAAACATTACCTCCGCCAATAGCATAAAAACCTGCCCCAGCCGCACAATAGACTATACCTGATTTATCTACTTTAAACTTACTAACAGTATCAACTTGCAAATCTAAAAGATTACTTGCAGCACCAGAGGCCGTATTTGTTACATTTAACTTAATCGCAGTGGGTGCACCACTCGTTGCCCAGGTCTGTGTAAGGTTTAAGATTGATCCTGATAGCCCAGTGCTACCTGCTAGTGCTGTATCTGCTATATCAAGTTTAGCCACCGGTGATGTAGTACCGATACCAATACTATTCTGAACTAAAAGATTTCCATTAGTGGGGTATTGTGCGATATAAGAATTACCAACTACAACGCCTCCGCTTCTAGAGATTATAAAAGTTGCATCACTCTCTGTCTTCGGTACTGCGCTCGCTTCATTACCAGTAGTAAACCGGATGTCTCCATTACCGTAACCACCTACCGGTACGCTCCATATTGCAGCTTTATTCTCAGACCTGGTAAACTTAAAAGCTTTAACTCCGCTATTATAATTATCACCTATAGCTAATACATCCTGAGCATACACCAGTGATTTTAATATCTGTATATCAGCACTTGTTATTCTTATACCAGTGTCACTTTGTATAGCATTTGTAGAGTCGCCCCCTCCGGCTACCCGAAATTCTAAACTACCTCTGCCGTTACCTCCAGTACGTATACCGACAATCGACGCGGCGTACGAATTTGTAGGAGCAGGTATGAAACCGAATCTAATCTCGTGAATACCATCATTAGTGGCTGATGTACCTAAATATATATTAGAGTTAATCCCAGATATTAGATGTAACGGACTTGCTGGTACTGTTGTACCAATACCAACACTACCTGCACTAGTAACGGTTACTTTTGTGGTACCAGCAGTCTCAAGATTTAAATTAAAGTTATCGTTAGTACCTATAGTGAGAGCAGATCCAAGCGAATTACCATCGACAAGTGCAGCGAGACCACTTAGACTTGGCTGTAAGCCTAAGTACTGTCTTGCACTCACAGTTGGAAATATAGCATTACCTACATTATCTATTACTGAGACTGATGGTATACCAACAGATATACCATTTTTTGCGTTGAATTTATTGTTTAATGCCATATACTCGGTTCCGTTCCCCTCGTATAAAGTATTTACATAGATATTATGTAAATCTACTTTAAAATGTTATTATGCTGCAACAGTACGTTGTGCAACACCGTGTATAGAGGCAATACATGAGCCAGTTGTTGTAATAGCAAGATCAATAGTAGTGCTAGCTACAGTTACATCAACATTAGATAGAAGAGAAGTTGCTTGAGCATCGATTATTGCATAAACAGTACCAAATCCCTCAGTACCATTATAGACTATAAGTGTTTCAAAAGCTGTTCTTGTTGAACCGGTAGAAAGACTTATAACATATCGTGCAGACTCAACATCAGCTTTCGCGAAGGTTGTTACAGTATTTACTCCTGATGAAAGTGATTGAGCAAATACTCTTGTATTAGTATAACTAGCTGTTACACCACCTTCAGAGTACTGTTGAACTCTATGAGGGCTTGTTATAATTACGTTACCACCTATTGTAACATCGTCGCCATTATCGGTTATAGTGGAGTTAGTAATACCAGACGCATCAGAGAACTTCGGAACTGTATTAGCAGTTCTAGTAGAAGTACCGCTGATGAGAGCAGCTGCTGTACTCCAGACACCAGAGTTAATTGTGCGGTTTTGTAGAGTACCACTTGAATCAATAACAACACTGTTTGTAGTACCTGCAGCTAGACCACCAAGCTTTAATGTACCACTTGCAGATATACTACCTACAACGGAAAGTTTTTCACTTGGTACAGCACCGGCAGGTGTACCAACTCCTATACTTCCTGAGTCAGAGAAGGTAATTGTACCACCCTGTCTATCAACAAATACAGCAATAGGTTCAGTACCGCTCTGTTCCGCGTAGAATGCCGGTCCTGTACCTGTATTTATAACAGATAGAGCAGAAGTTACACTAACTACGGTATCAAGTTGAGTAGTAGTACCTTGTACAGTTAAGTTACCAGCTATAGTAGTATTACCATCGACGATTAAGCTATCATTGGTACGAAGCGTATTAGCGCTATCCCTATATAGAGTAACATCAGTACCAAGTACTAATGCATCAGCTATTGTAGTAGCATTCGGAAAGTTAATCGGTCCCGCGTTAATAGTTAAGGTATCGGTATTTGTATCACCTAAGGTTATATTACCATTAACTGTCAAATTAGCACCTACAATGAAACTGTCATCTGTTTTTAGAGTATCAGCAGCACTTCTATATAAATTAGCATCCCCAATCGTTATAGTTCCACTCGCAGGCATTGTGAGTGCAGCACCTAGAGTTACATTACCTACAGCGATTAACGCACCATTTAAGAAAGTAGTGCCGGTTACACCAAAGTTACCATTAGCAGTAAGAGAGCCACCAACACTGACAGCTCCACCAGATTGAGTTATAACAGAGTTAACTAATTGACCGTTACTATCATCCCAATAGGTTATAGTATTATTGCTTAAAGCTGCGGCATTCTTCAGTATTAGTTTCTCACTACTTATAGCTAAGCCTTCACCGAAGAGGTCATTTAAAAAGGCCGTGAAAGTTATATACTTATTAACACCGTCATTTACGAAAATTTTGGTAGCACCAACTAAGTCAGATGTTAAAGCTCCTGGAAATATCGCATTAGCATTAAGATTAGTTAATGCTGAACCATCACCAGATAAGGCGACTGCTGATAATCCTCCGTTTACAGTTAATCCAGCAAATGTCGGCGTACCAGTTGTTCCTAAGTTAGTTAGATTTCTAGTTACTGATCCACCATCTAGTTCTACAACGTTAAACGCACCCTGCGTTCCGGTTACTGTAACATCATCTATGATAGTACCGGACGCAGCACTATACGCAGAATATACACTAACACCTTGAGCGTATGCTGTATTCCAGTTGGCACTATTAGCATTAGTAGTTGAATAGGTACTGTCCCACTTAGATGAGAGTGTATTAGTCGTTGCGTAACTCGAGTCATACTTCGAAGAGAGGGAATTGAATGAAGTATAAGTTGATTCCCATCTACTAGATAATGTATTAGTTGTAGTACGAAGACTTACAAGAGATGCGTCAGTAAGAGTACTGCTAGCAAATGCAGATCCATTCCATTGAGTTAGAAAGCCTGTACCTAATGTAGATGCACCCGCAACCGCAATGGTCGCTGTAGATCCTCCATTATAAGAGAAGGTTACAATACCAGAACCTTGTGTTAAGTTAGCTAGTGTAATGTTAGCAAAGACTGTAGACAAGTCTCTACCACCAGATAGAATCCTACCAAAAGTATCTATTGCTACTTTAGTTGAATCATATGCTGCCGCTCCAGCTTTAAATAAGCCGCTAACGCCAACATTAAGTGAATCTTTTACCCGAAAATCTCTTGTAAGTGCCATATTAATACTTATGCCTTACATTATATTTTTTAAAAGAAATTAGTTCTGTTACCCTTAAAAATAAAATTACTCATCATGTGTGTATTCATCGCAATTGCTGAGAGACAAACTCTTTGATTTTTAATAGAAGCACCAAATTCAACAAAAGGATATTCAGTAGTATGGTTAGAGCTATATTCTGAAGCAACTACTATAGTATTATTAGCAACTAAGTTAATTTCCCCATAATATATGTCTCCCGTATATGAGTCTTCTACCTGCAAGACATATTTAGAACTCTTCATCGCTGATAAAGGAAACGCGTCTAATAAAGCATAGTTCTGCAAACCAGTCTTATAGAAGAGATAATTAGGTTTTAGGTTTAGCTCAAAATAGTCATTGACACCAGACCCGTCACTATTGCCTAATATATAAGCTACATTAGCTGCTGATAGAATTACAGTACTACCTGGTACAAGACCTAGATTACTACTCCACTCATTAGCTATGAAGTTAGCAATACTACTAGAAGTAACTACTATATTCTTATCAAAGTTTTGAATTAGGTAAGAATAAAGAGCAGCTACTCTAGAATTAAGATCATCTATCTGTACCTGTTCAGCTGAAACTACTGTTTGAAGACTACTGACGTCATACGCATTGTTCGCTATAAGCTCTTCAAGTGTACCTTGAATATTATAGGTAGATGTAGTATTAAAATAGGTCGTGGTAGGTATATAAAGAGGCTGGACTTTAGTTAAAGATTCCTGCACTTCAGAATATAAGCCAGATATAGAAAGAATTTCTGTGCTACCATCAACAATTATCTCATTAGCTGCTTCAAAAGAGTACGGTATATTAAACCAGTTAGTATTAACAGTTAAAGCAGCAGCACCAGCAACGCTCAATTGACCAGATACTGTACCACCAGACTTTGGTAAATAAGCCTCTGTACTTAATATTTGTGAAATAGTGTTACGAAATATTTCATTTATATCTCTACCTCCAGATAAAATTCTACCGTTAATGTCGAGACTTCCATTCATAGTACCTCCATTAGCGTACTGAACAGCAACTGAACCTCCGCCGCCACCACCACCTCCTGACGATAGTTCAATTAACCTCTTAAGAGATGATATCTCCGTGGTAAACTTACCAGCAATAGATTTCTCTAATTCTTTTTTAACAGCTTTAAGATCTATTTCTCTTACTGACCCGTTAGCTTCCTTAATGACAATATTAGGTACATCAGTCTTTAACTGCTCAATAGCACTTAGGATAGAATTCTCTCTTTCAATAATTAGATTAATACAGTCATCTCTAGTATTTTGATTGAGATTATTATTACTCTCTGTGACTGATTTAATTCTATTATTAACTATCTTCTCTAGTCTATCTGTTAATTGCTTACTCGCTTCCTCAAGATTTTTCTGATCTAGACTCTTAGAGCTCTCTCTATTAAATCGTTTAGCTTTCTGTATATCTTCTAGTAGAGATTCTTTATTTTTAAAAACAATCTCGTTAAAGTCATCTGGTGCAATATCCTCTATAGTAAGTAAATCATCTACTATATTTTCAATACTCTCCTTATGACTTACATCCTGTACAAAAGAAGAATTATCCTTATTGAAGAGTGCACTAAACTCTCCCTGCTGCAGTACGAATGGCGCTGTATACTCTTTGCCCTCTATAACTAGAGGTATACTAATGACTGGTGAACCTTTATATTCATCAATCTTTTCTGCAATATACTTACTACCATTTAGTTCAAGCTCATAGATATCAAAATATATCTCTTGATACTCTGGGACTGTTAAAACATTAATATTATGAGCTGTATTCTTTACTCTAATATTCTCATTAAACATTAACATACACGTATTTAATGTAGACTAGACATATTACTAGTCAGTATTAACGCTGCGGGTTAAGACTATAGTATTGTGTTCTGAAGTAAAGTGTTCCAGCGCCAGATGCAGTCTTAGCACTTACTTGTCCCGAATTAGTTATACCTCTTATCGTTGTACTCTCGTTTGAATCTAGAAGAAGTCTATTAGAATCTGTAGAGTATAATGAATCGTAGATATAAACAGACTGACCAGTCTTATTTATAATGATAACTTCGGAACAAGGATAAGCGCTTAGAGCTACTAATGCAGTGGAAACAGGTTGATTAAAAGACCTACAATCGTTGATGTTATAGAAGGTAGATCCATTATTGGTTGAAGATATCGCCATATATTTATTTATAACAGAACATAAAAAAACCTCTACTATAGTAGAGGTTTGTAAAGATTTTAACTAAGACTACTGCCGCGGCAGCTTAATATGTAGAAACTCAGCATCACCTAGCTCTTTATGCTTCAATTTCTCATTTGAAACACGCTCAGGATTAATATCCCAAGACCCACGACGAGCATACAAGCACTTAACAGATAGAGACTCAGGCTGCAGAACATCCCACAACCGCTTATAGATAGCCTCGCAAATCTCTTCATGGAAATGACACTCATCTCGGAATGATACAATATACTTCAATAGTGATAATGGCGTAACGGTCTTTGAGCCTACATAAGAGATAAACACATCACCAGTATCAGGTTGCGAAGTAACTCGGCAACGTGATCTTAGTACTGCGCTATGGTAGTTATATGTTTGAAAGTCTGCACTATTAAACATATCATTAGGAGGAAGATCACCTCTTGAATCCAATATTTGTAGTAATTCAGGAGTCTCAGTATATGTATCAAACTCATCTTTAACGCTGACAAAGGTATCTTCTAGAGTAACATATGCATTATGCGAGATAGTTTCTGAAGTATCAATATTCCATAGCTCACTAGCTACTTCAAAGTCTAATTCTAGAGCCTCGCGATTACTATAGATAAATACCTTTACCTCTGCTTCAACCAACTCCGACAAGTCTTTAGACGCACGAGCTTCAATCTCTCTCAATACTTCAGATGAAGTAGTACCTAGCTTAGTCATACTAAACGAATTGAAGTATAGCTTAACAGATTTAGACTCTACAATATACTTACTAGAGCCT